TTACCGGCCGGTCAGGGGCAGGCGGGGGAGGGCATACCCCCCTGGGGTACCCCTACGGGGTACCCCAGGCCCCCGGACCCCCTGTCCCCCTTCGGGGGACCGGGGGCCGGCCAGGCCAGGGCAGGCCAGCCGTGCCAGTCCCCCCGAAGGGGGGACTGGCCCCCGGTCCAGGGCAGGGGGCAGGAGGGGGGCACCCCCCGAAGGGGGGTGCCACCGGGGGTACCCCAGGGGGGTACCCCACCCAGGGGGCAGGCAGGGGGTACCCCAGGGGGTACCCAGGGCAGGGGGGTGCCCAGGGGGTGCCCAGGACCCAGGGGGTGCCCTGCAGGGGGTGCCCTGCACAGGGGGTCCTGCCAGTGCCCAGGGGGTCCACACAGGGGTCCCTGTACCCGCTCCGACCAGGCAGTTCGGACCAATTTCGGGGAATTGCTTGACATCGCACAGCAGCAGGCGTACCGTCGAAGACGTTCCACCACGGAACGCCGAACCACAGACAACTCCACAGCGGATCGCAGCAAGTCAGACCGAACGGCTTGACATCGCACAACCGAGCTGCTACAGTCGGTGACACGACAACAGCACAGCGGACATCGCGATCACAGCGGGTATGGCCTTCAGCCAGCGGCCATTACGAGCACACCAGGCAATAGCAAAACGGCCCGCTCCGGATTCGATCCGGCACTTGACATCGCACAGTCCACACGCTAGAGTCGGAGACACACCACAACAGCAGATCGGCCCGATGATCCAAGATCGAAGGACTTGACATCGCACAGACGATCCGCTAGAGTGGTCACCACAACTTCACAAAGGCGGGGTTCGCAGGAACCGTGTGAGCATGACGGGAATGCAGCCACCTGAACACCGGACGACCCGGGCAAGAGGCAGGGGCTCTAAGCGCCGACACACCCACACCGCCAGACATAGATGGACCTGTGAGGATATTTGTCCTCGGGGAGCGAAGGATTGAGAGCCTTCGCCACGATCCGAGGGACCGAACAGTACGGGGTGACTAGCGGCGAACGGCACGTCGGCCCCAGGTAACGCAGCAGGGTAGACCATCACGGATCGGGCACTGGTTGGAGGCATCAGCCTCGGGACTCGATCTCCCCCCGATCCGCTTTCTTTTGCTCCGAGACTTGACATCGCACAGGAGTAGACATGAGCAAGCAACAGCGCGTGTACCTCGACGGCAAGGTCTACGTCTGCCGTGGCGGCAACATCGTGAGGGTTCGTTGACATGAGCAACGGATCGAGCTTCCGCAACGGCATCGACGGCAAGCACAGCCACGGCTTCAACTGGGGTGAGCGACTGACGGTGGTCCGTCGCGACTCGCATAGCTATGGCGTCGACCGCTACCTCGTCAAGGACCGCTACGGCCGTCACGGCTGGGCCTACTGAAGGGATCGCCATGCGAGAGATCACGATGGACGACATCACCGGCTACGTGTATCGCCACGTCGACGGGGAGAAATTCGACCAGGCTTCGATCATCCGCGAGCTGGAGCATACGCTGCCAGACCACGCCGAGGATGAGCTGGACACTGAGCTGCTCATCGCCGAAGCCTTGGATGCCGGCGTCCTGTACCGGCACATCTATCTCGACTGACCAAGACTTGACATCGCTCACCACGACCAGGGGACAGGAGACATGGCTTCGCACAACGAAGTGCTCGGACGCATCGACCTGAGCACTCGCAAGGTCACCGACAACATCATCCGAGTCTTCGCCAAGGCATCGGAGCAGGACATCCTCGACGGCAAGGTGTGGTACGAGGAGGCCAAGGCCCTGGCGGTGGAGTGCGCGGTCAACGGAGGCATGACGCTGGAGCAGTCGGCCGTCATGATCGCCCAGCTCTCCCCGAGGCTCCGCTGGGACAAGAACGTCGAGGCCGCTCGGTCGCTGGTCGCCACCGGCAAGGCTCCGGGCGTGCTCAGTCGCTCGGTCGAGCGTGCCCTGCAAGCCATGACCGCTGAGGACCCGTGGTCCACCTTTGGCAAGGCACCGAAGACTCGGAGCTTTGCGCTCAACATCCTGGGCGACGACCACGCGGTCACCGTGGATGTCTGGGCCGCTCGGGTCGCAGGCATCACCGAGCAGCAGCTCGGTCGGGCGGGTGTGTACGAAGCCATCGCCCACTGCTACCGGCTCGCTGCCAAGCGGGTAGGTATCTCCCCTGCCCAGATGCAAGCCATCACCTGGGTCGTGGCGCGTGGTCGCGCCTAAGACTTGACATCGCACATCGACAGAAGGGATGAGTCACACATGAGGAACAGTGTCGTCTACGACCAGCACTACCTGATGGCGGTCGACACGCTGCAGAGCGGCGGCGGTACCTACAACCGAGACATCTTCCGCACAGCGAAGCTGCCGTACCGCTACGTGGTCGCACTGGGCGAGCCGTTCGAGGCCGTGGTCGACGCCGACGACATCTCGGGCGTGATCCGGGCTCTCCGAGGCTTGGCCGACCAGCGCGGAATCTGGTGGCCGGAACGAGCTTTAGGCACCTGGGTCAACGAGGGCAAGGTCCACGTCGACATCGTGGAGTCCATCGGCAACCTGACCAAAGCCTTGGAGGTTGCCCAGGAGCGCAAGCAGCTCGCGATCTGGGACTCGGTCGACCAGGTTTCGATCCCGGTCCCGGCAGAAGACATCGCTGCCGCCTAACAGCCCCGCATGGTGCGCGCCGAGGTTCGAGTCCTCGGCGGGGCACGACAAGACACCAGCATCCACGGAGGTATCGAGACATGAAGGTGTTCCTGTTCACCGTCGCCCTGTTCGAGGCCATCCTCATCGGCAACGGAGGCGTGGCTGAGGCCGAGCCTGTCGACCTGTTCGACCAGAGCAACTTCCCGTGCCAGGAAGACGAAGTCTTGGGCTACGCGCCCGAGTTCGGCCCGGATCGCGTCGGGTGCATCCACATCGACGCTCTTCGTGGGGAGGCGTGAGTGGACATCCGAGACATCGCCGCGCTCATCCCGGCCGACAAGGCACAGCTCGCCGTGGCGCGAGTCATCGCCGCGCTCGGCGCACAGGAGAGCTGGGACGCCGACACCCTCGACGGAGTCGCTGAGGCAGTCAAAGGCGTAGTCCCCGCTGAGGTTCCATCCCCGTTCGACCAAGACGACGAAGCCATCGAGTTCTGGCAGGAGGTCTAAGTCATGATCACCCCGTACAAGGGCCGTCACATCGGCCCCCGTACCCCAGTCTTCGCCTACCGCAACCTGCACAGCGGCAAGTGGTCGCTGCGTGCCGAGGCAGGCCAGCACAAAGGCAAGGTGATCGGCCACGCCGACAGCGTTGCCCTGATCGACTGCCAGCTCAAGGTTTCGGAGTCCGGACGCCAGCGAGTCATCGCTGAGCAGAAGAAGAACGTCCACGCGGGCGTCGTGGGCACCATCGTCCGAGATTTCGATCCCCGGCCGTATGACTGGGAGGGCGAGTACGCCCGCAAGCTGTCGTACAACCCCTACAAGGCACCGACCTTCACGGTCGACGGAGACTCCGTGGGCTACGCCACGATGGTCCACCTTGCCGACGACGGCAAGGCATACGCCTATGGCGCAGTCCGCTGACCGAGGCTTGACATCACACAGAGAGGAGAGAGGGATGGCTGGCCGCGCTGCACCCGAACAGCTCCGGGCTCGTCTTGAGCTTCGGCGCAGCAGTGCGGCACAGCCGCATCGCAACCGCAACCCAGTCGGAAATTGCTCGCATGTACGGAGTTACACGCCAGTACGTCTCGTGGATCAAGCACTACTACGGAGGCAAGCTGACCCCGCGAGAGCTTGTGCTGCAGCACTTTCCGTTCCAGGTTCCGGTGCATCAGCAGCAGGGGGTGTCTCCGTACCGGAGGCTCCGCGAGCACGGCGAGTACATGGCGACCGGTGGCGTCGGGATGGACGACCTGAAGCTGTCGAGGCTTCGCGGTTTCTACAAGAAGCTGAGGGACCACGTCCTGGAGTACGACCCGAACATCCCGCCTATCGAAGGCGTGAGCCGCCAGGGTGGTTGGGCTTACCGGCCCAGGAAGCCGGAGGACGGCGACCTGTTGATCCGGGTCAACGATTACACGGACCTGACCGACGAGGGGAGGATGATATGGAGGTTCCCGCCGAGGGAGCCGTGAAAGGCTCCATCCGCGAACACCCGCAATGACGACGAAGAGGCAGTACTTGGAGAGAGGAAATTGGCTGAGACAGAACAGAATAAGGAACATAAGTGCCTCTTCAGATCGTCTCGGACGCACTCGAACTTCCCGATCCCGTCGTCCGAGTTTCTCGCTACCCGTTTGTTTTCGCTGAGACCGTCAACCTGTATGACATGACATGCCTGCTGACGTATCGCAGTATCGCAGTCCGGGACGACGACCCGGTATTCCAAGACGTGGCCCACCTACTGGCACGGGCTGGCTCCGTCGAAACCATCTTCGAGGAGACCATTCCCGACGACCTGATGATGTTCGGAGAAGCCACCTGGAAGGTGCAGCTGCTCTACGAAGGAGAGCCCAAGGTACCGTCCGACCCTCGCGTACTGCGCACGATTGACCTGATCAAGAATTGGGACTTCGCGCCGCACCCGGCATACGTCCCGGACCTGATTCACGCGAGGCTGAAGGAAACGGAGGTGGCGTGACAACAGCAGAACGCAAGCACCGCAGCGTATCTCAACTCAAGCAGTACGAGCGGTGCCCCTACAGCTACAAATTGGCCCGCATCGACAAGGCGTGGCAGAGGCCGGCCGCGTGGACAGCGCAGGGTAGTGCGGTTCACGAAGCCATCGAGGCATGGGAGCGGTCGGGGCGCTCCCTCTCTCTCGAAGAGGCCCAGGAAGTCTTCAAGGAGTCCTACAAGAAGCACATCGACGCGGCGTGCGAGATCACGCCGAACTTCGAGTGGTGGTTCGCCAGTGGCCGTTACGGCGGTCAACTTGACATCGCACGGAGGTATGACATCGGCCTGGAGCAGGTCGAGAAGTACATCAACTGGGCCACCAGCCATCGCGACGAGGTCATCTGGATCGCAGAGGATGGGACACCAGGCATCGAGCTTGAGTTCGACATCGACCTGGACGGAGTCCTGGTCCGGGGCTACATCGACGCCGTGCTCCGATCCGGTTGCGGCGACGAGGTTTACGTCCGAGACCACAAGACCGGCAACCAGCCCGGTGACGACTTCCAGCTCGGCGTGTACAAGGTCGCGCTGGAGGACGAGTACGGAGTCTTCGCCCCGTCCGGTGACTACTGGATGGGCAGGACCGGCAAGCCGACCTACCCGTTCGACCTGACCGAGTGGACCCGAGAGCGGGTCACCGAGAAGTTCAAGGAGCTGGACGAGAACATCCGGGCCGAGAGGTTCGATCCGAAACCCGACCCGGACACCTGCCGGTTCTGCGACGTGAGCTACGCCTGCCCTTTTGCTGTGGGCTGATACTTGACATCGCACAAGGAGGAGATATGGCCGAGCTGATCACTGAGCCGGTCAAGGTGAACGGTCGCGCCCTGGAGCCCGGTACCGAGGTATCGGTCAAGGGGGAGTCGGGCCGGTTCCGGTTCGTCAAGGCGACCCGGACCTCGAAGGGCCTGACGGTCCTCGACTTCGTCGGCGGGACTCCCGGCCGCGAGGCGTTCCGGAGCTTCTACCCGGAGCGCATCGAGACCGTCCACCGGATCGCCAAGACACCGCAGAACACCCACCCGAAGGTCAAGAGGCCGAAGAAGCGATGACCGTGCATTCGACCGAGACCGAGCACTGGCGGGTCCAGATGGGTCCGATCCCTGACAGGCCGCGCTGGCACCAGGCGCTGTACGCCAAGCAGTCGTACTCGTTCCCCTCGGTCGAGGCCGCGACTCGCTTCGCCAAGGCGCACAAGGAGAAAGACCCCGGCCGAGACATCGTCATCGAGTACCCGGACGGACGCCGCTGGAACGGAAAGGAGTGGGTGTGAGGAACATCCAGCCAGGGATGAACGTCGCCAAGCAGCGCCGCAAGATCACCCACCTGATCGACACGGCTCCCGTCGAGCACGTCCCGTACCTGCTCTCGCTGTTGGAGATGTTCGACTTCGAGGTCGCCCACGGTAGGCCGACACCGGCCTCCGAGTTCATCCCCATGTACCACGAAGAGTTCGGCCTATGATCCTCTGGCTCTTTTCGCTGGTCGTTAACTTGACATCGCACATAGGAGACATCGTGACCAACCGACCCGGACCCAACAACCCTCGGGACTGGGACCCGAACCATCCGTCGCTGCAGAGCCCGCTCGCTCCGCATGAGACCGGAGCCGTCCTGCGCGCCCACCGCGCTGGTTTCTCCGGTGCCTGGATCGCGAAGAACTACGGGATGCGACCGCCCGCCGTCATGGCGGCGATGCGGAGCCAGATGGACGACGAGACCAAGGCCCACACCCAGGGCCGGCCGATCTACGACGGCGAGTCGACCAAGCGCATCATCCCCGTCCGCAACCTGGACGAGGAGCGCCGCCGCAAGGGGCGCGGCCAGTGATCGAAGTCATCGTCTTCGGCATCATCATCGCGCTCGCCCTCTTCGGGGGGCTCGTCCTGCACTTCACCGCGTAGGAGGACTGTGTACACACCGCTACAGAGCCTCCGCGTCAAGGGCTCGGCGGGTGACCCTCTCCCGCCTGTGTTCCAGACGCTGGAGCTGAAAGGCACCAGGTTCCTGCGCGGCCAGCTCGCGCTGGTCTGTGCAGGCCCTGGCACGGGCAAGTCGGCCTTCGTGCTGACGTATGCCCTCAAGGCCGAGGTTCCGACGCTGTACTTCAGCGCCGACTCCGACGCCTTCACCCAGCTCTCCCGCATGGTCTCGATCCAGACCGGCTGGAGCATGGAGCGATCCGCTCGGGCCGTCCGCAACTCCGACCTCGATGATGTCGCGGCCGAGTTCGAGGACATCCCGATCCGGTTCAACTACAACGCCTCACCGAGCCTGGACCAGATCGAGGACTCGATGAAGGCGTACTGCCAGGGCTACGGCGACTACCCGGACCTGGTGGTGGTCGACAACATCACGAATATCCGGCTGGGCACGGACGACGACGATCCGTTCTCGGGCCTGGAGTCGCTGATGGACTACCTCCACGACATGGCACGGCGCACCAGCGCCTGCGTCATCGGTCTGCACCACGTCACCGGCAGCTACAACGACGCCGACAAGCCGATCCCGTTGTCGGGCGTCAAGGGCCAGATCACCCGCGTACCCGAGCTGGTGCTCACCCTGCACCGGGTCACCGAAGAGTTCGGCATGGACTCGCTGAACGTCTCGACGGTGAAGAACCGTGCGGGCCGCATGGACCCGTCCGGGCTCGACTTCGTCTCGCTGGCGTTCGACGGAGACACCATGCAGATCAAGGACGCAGCATGAGGCTGCTGGCCCTTCTTCTTGCCCGATTACTTGACATCGCACACCAGAAAGGAATCGAGAATGCCGAAGCCCACCGCGAAGGCTAACCGTATCCACCAGCAGCTCCTGGCCGGTCTCATCGAGACGCGGAAGACCTCCTGGACGCGGAAGGTGGCCGACCCGAAGAGCCCGGACCCGCGCAAGCCCAACCTGATCGAGGTCAAGGTCTTCAACACCGAGCTGCGGTACCCGCTGGCCCGCAACGTCTCGGAGTTCAACGTCGAGCTGGCCGCGAAGCGATGGATTCCGTGAGACGAGTTCTGGTCACGGGCAGCCGTGACTGGAAGGACCGCACCACGGTCTGGGCCGCGCTGCGGCAGGAGCTGGAGCAGTTCGGCTCGCTGGTCATCGTCCACGGCGCGGCACGCGGTGCCGACGACATCGCTGACCGCTGGGCGTGGGGGATGGCACAGGCCGGATACCAGGTCCACGTCGAGGACCACCCCGCTGACTGGGACCGCCTCGGTAAGCGGGCCGGTGTGATCCGGAACCAAGAGATGGTCGACCTCGGTGCCGATGTCTGCCATGCGTTCCCGCTGCCTGGGTCCATTGGGACCTGGGACTGCATGAGGCGCGCAGAAGCGGCTGGCATCCGCGTGGTCAACCACGGATACGTGAAGGAGACGACGTGAAGGAGAGGACCCTCGTCCTCAAGGACGGGTTCCGAGTTCGTGTGACGACCGCTGGCGACCGGCTCGGGCCACCGCTGGTGTTCCTGCACGGGCTGACCGTCCAGGCCAAGGCGTACACCGAGATGCTGGAGGCTCTGGCCGCACAGGGCTTCTACGTCATCGCGCCGGATGCTCCGAACCACGGTGGCTCGGGCTCGCTGCCCTGGGGCCACACGGTAGCTGACATGGCCGATGTGGTCGCTGAAACGTGTTCCGCACTTGACATCGCACAGGCGGTGATCGTCGGACACTCGATGGGCGGTGGCATCGCGGTGGAGTTCGCTGCGGCCTACCCGGAGCGCACCATCGCCGCCGTCCTGCTGGACGCTGCGGCGGGCCAGGAGCACCACGACAACATCAAGGTAGGCCAATGCTCCACGATGCCGCTGCGGGCCGCTCAGCGCCTCGCTGCCGCGTGCATCGACGTGATCGGTGACGGTTACGCCGCCATGCGCGCTCGGGACGCCTCAGAGCGTCTGAGCCTGCTTGACACCTTACGGCAGTCGGTAGAGGGCTTCCGGTTCGTCCGAGCGGCCTACGCGCTCATGCGGGCCGACACGGTGCCCCTGCTGGAGAAGATGCGGCTGAACGGGACTCCGACCGCCGTGATCCACGGCGACCTGGACCAGATCATCCCGCACGCCGCTGGCAGGAGCGCGGCCAACGTCGCTGGGGCCGACTTCTACACGGTCGTGGGGGCGTTCCACTCCTGGATGCTGGCTGAGCCTGAGTTCGCCGCCGAGGCGATCTCCATCGCGCTGGCGGGGGTTCTCGGGTGACCATCCAGCAACTGTTCGCGGCCATGATCGTGGCCTGGGGCGTCGGGGCCTACATCACCCTCCTGCTGGAGGGCGCATGACCCACCAGCCGAACTACCGCAACCAGGACCGAGCGCACAAGCGCAAGCCGTGTATCGACTGCACCGCCGAGGGGTTGGTGAACCGCCGCAAGGCCCCGCATCCGGGACCACGGTGTGCCACCCACCACCGAGCCAAGAAGGCACAGCGCAAGACGGTGACGCAGGAACAGCGGTGGATGGATGTCTACAACATCACCGCCGACGAGTACTGGGCCATCTACGAGTTCCAGGGTGGCAAGTGCTACGGCTGCCGCCGCGCCAACGGCAAGCGCAAGCGCCTCAGCGTCGACCACGACCACGAAACAGGCATCGTCCGGGGACTGCTCTGCACCGCGTGCAACCGGAACGTCCTGGGCCATCTGCGTGATGACCCCGAGGCATTCCAGAGGTTCATCGACTACCTCGACAACCCGCCCGCCGTCCAGGTGATCGGAATCCGGAAGGTGCCCGAATGAGCCGATAGGAGAGACCGTGAAGTACGAGATCAAGGTCATCGTTGATTCCGAACGGTCGGAGGACAACGTTGCGCTCTACGCCGAGGGGGTCCTCATGAACCACTTCGACGTGGAGGACCTGCGTGTCCGACCGCTCGAATGATCCCCTGATCGTCCAGGTAATCCGTCGCTACCACCCCGACTGGGAAGCTCCGAAAGACACTGGGAGAGACTGGATTAAGTGTCTCTGCCCGTTCCACGGTGAGGAAAGGCCCTCTGCCGCTGTGTCTTTCAGGCGCGGAGCATTCAACTGCCTCGCCTGCGGAGTCAAAGGTGATGTCGTGACGCTGATCAAGAAACAGGAGGAGGTGAGTTATGCAAAGGCTCAGCGAATCGCAGAAGAGCTTTCTTCGGGAAGCGACCGAGCGGTACCGTCGCAGCTTCCCCGGCAGTCCAGCCGAAGAGTATTTGGCGACAAGGGGTCTGACGTTTCCGAGCGTCCGCGACGAGGTCGATCGGTTCATGCTCGGGTACGTGGACGACCCGCTCCCTGGTCATGAGATGTACCGGGGCTTCATGGCGATCCCGTACCTGCGATGGTCGAAGGAGCACGGCTGGATCGTCGTGTCGATCCGGTACCGGTGTATCCAGGACCACGACCACCGTGGACACGGCAAGTACATGACCGCGCCTGGCGACCAGCCGTGGCTGTACAACACCCTCGCGCTGATGCGTGAGGTCCCGGACATCGCCATCACCGAGGGCGAGATCGACGCGATCACAGCCCAGGTGTGCGGCCTCCCGGCTGTGGGCGTGCCCGGTGCCTCGATGTGGAAGCCGTACATGCGAGAGCTGTTCCTGGGCTACCGGACGGTGTACATCCTCGCGGACGGCGACGACGCCGGTACACAGTTCGCCAACGCGGTGGCTGCGACTCTGTCGAACAGCAGGGTCATCCCGATGCCACCGGGCGAGGACGTGAACAGCCTCGTCATCGGTCAGGGCAAGCAAGCACTACTGGAAAGGATGAAAACGTGACGCTGCCCAGAAACTTGACATCGCACAGCGATGAGGTCGATTGGGACGCAGTCCACGACTACGTCTACGAAGGAGACGACGACAATGAGTGAGTCCATTCTCGAAGAGGCTCAGCGGCTCATCCACGGGCCGAGGAACAAGAACTACGGCCACCCGCGTGAGAACTTCTCGGACATCGCCGCGCTGTTCTCGGGCTACCTGGGGCAGCCGATCAACGACATCGACGTTGCCAACCTGATGATCCTCGTGAAGATCGCCAGGGTGAAGGGCACTGGCTACCACCGTGATTCGTTCACCGACATCGCGGGCTACGCCGGATGCGTCGAGCGCATCTACGAGGAGCCGGTCGAGGCTCCTGCCGATCTGGAGGACCTGTGAGCAAGCGCATCGTCGTCATCAGCGATACGCAGATTCCCTTCGAGGACCGCAAGTCGGTCAAGGCTCTCACCAAGTTCATCGGTGACTACCAGCCGGATCAGTTGATCCACATCGGGGACCTGATGGACTACCCGACGCCGGCCCGCTGGAGCAAGGGCACGGCCGAGGAGTTCGCCAAGCGGATGAAGGAGCACAACGAGAAGGGCAAGCGGTTCCTCGCGGACATCCGGAAGGTCTACGACGGGCCGTTCGGCGTCCACGAAGGCAACCACGACCTGCGTCCGCGTGAGTACCTGACCAAGTACGCCCCGGCCCTGGCCGAGTACGAGGGGTTCTTCAACTTCGAGAACCTGCTCGACTTCGACGGCTTCGGCATCGAGCTGCTGCCTGAGTTCAACAAGGTGGCTCCGGGCTGGATCACCACCCACGGCCACCGTGGGCAGATCAGCATCAGCCGGATCGCGGGTAACACCGCGCTCAACGCGGCCCGGAAGTTCGGTACCTCGGTCGTGATGGGCCACACCCACCGGCTGGGCATCGGCAGCCACACCGAGGGCTACGGCGGCGAGATGAAGCGAGTCCTGACCGGGTTCGAGGTCGGCAACCTGATGAACCAGAAGCTGGCCCAGTACCTCAAGGGTGGCACCGGCAACTGGCAGCAGGGCTTCGGCCTGCTGACGGTCGAGAGCAGCCACGTCAAGGCCGAACCGGTTCCCGTCCACAAGGGGCGCTTCACGGTCGATGGGCGAGTCTGGGAGGTGTGAAACTTGACATCGCTCGATCTGACCGACGATCAGTTCCGTCGCGTCCAGAAGGTCATCACCCAGGCCGCTAAGTCGGTGTCGGCTCAGTGGCCGGGGGTGATCGAGGCCGAGGATGTCGAGCAGACCATCTACCTGAAGCTGCTCGAATCGCCTGGGACCGTGGCGAAGCTGCCGGGGCTGGAGGACAAGGCACTGCGCCGGTTCCTCACCCGGATGGGCCATCAGATCGCCAGTCAGGAGCGAACTGACTACGCCCACTACAAGGGCAGCTACCGGTACTCAGTGGCAGAGGTCAAGGGCCTGCTCAAGACCGGTGCTCTCAAGCACCTGGAGCTGGACCCCGATGTCCAGCGTCCAACGGACGAGAGCGGTGGCGGGCGAGGCGGCTCGGGTGGCGAATCCAAGCCTCCGGTAAAGGATTCCGTGCTCGATCTCCGAAAGGCCATGACCGCCTTGGAGAGTCGGAACGTCGCCTACCACGACGCCGTGGTCAAGCGGTACCTCTTCGATGAACCGCCGACGCTACAGGTCGAGAAGAACGACTTGAACCGTGGGATCACGGCCCTCACCGAGGAGATGAACCGAGCCCACCGGGCGAACTACACCGACCGGGACGACGGCCCTGGTACCCGCCAGGTGCGAAGCAACCTCCAGCTCATCAACGCCAGCTACTCCGACCTGACGGGGGAGGAGGTGGACGAATGATGTTGACGCAGGAGGACTTTGAGGCCGAGCTGGTCCAGGACAGCTACTACGACGGAATGAACATGTTCGAGCAAGCAGCCCAGGCAGGGCTCGAAGGAAGGAACTACCTGTGAGCAGTCACAGCATCTTCGACAGCACATTCAACGGCATGGGCGGCTCGGAGAACTACCGGGCTCTGTTGGCCCCGGACAGCTTCCCTGACGTGAAACCTCCGCTGGTCGAGAACTGGCCTGCAGAGGATCGGGAGATGTACTGCGGCGGTGAGTACACGCCGGGGTACCTGCGACTGGTGAAGGACGCTGCGTGACAGAAGAAGTCAAGTGGGGGCCGAGCGGCGAGCTGGTCTACAACCGCACCTACTCACGGACCAAGCCTGACGGCAGCCGTGAGACCTGGCCCGAGACGGTCCAGCGGGTGGTGGACGGCAACCTCGCTCTGGTCGACGAGCGATACCAGCTCGACGGCGAACGGGAAGAGCTGATCCGGCTCATCACCGAGTTCAAGATGATCCCGGCAGGCCGGCACCTGTGGGCGTCGGGCGTGAAGAACGCCCAGCACCTGTTCAACTGCTGGGTGTCGGGGTGGACCGAGAAGCCCTCGGACCACTTCGAGTTCACGTTCATGCGCCTCATGGAAGGCGGTGGCGTCGGTGCCAACTACAGCAACCGGTTCCTGGCCGACTACCCGGAGGTCAACCACGCGCTGAAGGTCCACATCGTCTGCGACCCGGACCACCCGGACTACCAGGCGATGAAGGACGCAGGCGTGCTGTCCGACGAGTACGACGCCGACTGGGCTGGTGCCTTCGTCATCGAGGACTCGCGTGAGGGCTGGGCGGCTGCCCTGGTCGACCTGATCGACACCTTCTACGCGACCATCGTGCTGCACACCAACCGCGTCTACGACGTGTCTCGGGTGCGGCCCGCTGGGGCGAAGCTGAAGACCTTCGGTGGCACGGCCTCAGGCCCGCTGCCGCTGGCGGTCATGCTCGACAACACCGCGAACGTGTTGAGCGCAGCCAAGGGTCGTCGGATCACCGGCCTGGACGCGATGGAGATCGACCACGCCATCGCACAGTGTGTCGTCGCTGGCGGTGTGCGCCGGTCGGCGCGCATGGCGATGATGCACTGGAACGACCCGCAGATCGACCAGTTCCTGACGATCAAGCAGGACACCGGTTCGCACTGGACGACCAACATCTCGGTCGAGGTCGATCAGGACTTCTGGGATACGGTCGCCGCCAACAGCGGCAACGCCCTGTACGTCCTGGACGGCATCACCAAGGGCATGGTCAACAACGGCGAGCCTGGGTTCTGGGACTCGTCGCTGTCGAACAAGGGCGAGCCCAACGAGGTCATCTGCACCAACCCGTGCGGGGAGATCACGCTCGAAGCGTGGGAGCCCTGCAACCTGGGCCACATCAACCTGGCCGGGTTCGTCAAGGAGAACGGCAAGGTCGACTACCTCGACCTGCTCCGGGCGCACCGGCTGATGACTCGGTTCCTGATCCGGGCGACGTTCAGCCCGGTCGCGGACCCGAAGTCCAGGGAAGTGCTGGACCGGAACCGACGCATCGGCGTCGGCCACCTGGGTGTGGCGTCGTTCCTGGCGATGGCTCGGAAGAAGTACTCCGAGGCACCCAAGGACCGGTGGTTCCGGAACCTGCTGCGGGAACTGGCATCTGAGGTCGATCAGGCCGCTGAGAGGTTCGCCCATGAGCTTCGCATCCCGGTGCCGGTGAAGAAGCGGACGGTGGCTCCCACGGGGACCATCGCGAAGCTGCCTGGTGTCAGTGAGGGTATCCACCCGATCTTCGCCAAGTACTTCAACCGCCGAATCCGGTTCTCGCTCTTGGACGAAGACCAGTTCCAGACGTGCTCGAAGTACGCAGCGGAAGGCTACGAGGTCGAGAAGGACCTCTACGCCGAGAACACGATGGTCGTCACCATCCCGACCAAGGACACCCTGGTGCAGGAGGTCGTGGATCGGTACGGGCGCGATGCTGAGTCGATTGTCGAGTCGGCTGCCGACCTGACGCTGAATCAGCTCCTCGCGTCCCAGGCTCTCTACCAGATGCTCTGGGCCGACAACGCTGTGTCCTTCACGGCCAACGTCGATCCGGGAACGTACACGCCTGCTGACGTACAACAGCAGCTCCGTACATTCGGCGGTCTCCTCAAGGGGGCCACGATCTTCCCCGAATCGTCTATGCCGCAGGCACCTTACGAGCGGATCACCAAGTCCGAATACGAGGCAGCGACCACCCAAGCCGTTGCCGACTCCGTCGATGAAGAGTGCGCCTCCGGGGCGTGCCCGATTCGATGACCAACCACAAGAGGAAAGGAAACACATTGCAGGACCCCTTCGCCAGCGCCCCCGCCGAGACCGAGGCTCCCGTCGAGGCTGAGGCCCAGGAAGAGTCGGTGTTCGACGCCCCGCCGCCGGAGGCCCCGAAGAAGGCCCCGGCGAAGAAGCCAGCCCCCAAGAAGGCCGAGCCCAAGGTGACCAACGTCGTCGCCTCGGAGGAGGGCAAGGTGGTGCTGACCTTCAAGGGCGGCACGGGCTTCGACGCTCCGTGGATCGTCATCCACGCCACCGACCTGGACGACGCTCTCGACCAGGTGACCGGTGAGAACGCGGCCACCCTGGGCGCGCTGTTCGAGCGCGTGCAGAACGCGGGCCAGCACTTCGCCGGCCTCGGCCCGAAGTCGTCTGGAGGCGGCAACGGTGGCGGTAACGGCGGTGGCAACGGTGGCGGCCAGCGCCGCTCCAACGCGCCGCGTCAGGCCCAGGAGCCCCCGGCCGACGCTCCTCCCGCTCCGGGTCCGGACTGGGTGTACAAGTCCGGCAAGAAGAAGAACGGGAACGGCACCTGGCAGGCGTGGATGCCGCCGCGTGGCAGCAACGAGGACCCCGTCTGGTTCTGACATGGGTCGTCCTTGACATCGCACACCGGGGGGAGGCCCTTCGGGGCCTCCCTCCAACCCCCTGACGAGAGGAACACATGAAGGTCAAGCTCATCGCGGCCACCGACATCGACACGGACGCGCTGCGGGAGATCGGCTACGAGCCCCACGAATACGTCGAGCCCGACGAAGACCTGGAGCCCTACTTCGGGGACTACGCCGCCGACGAACTCGCGGAGTTCGCGGGCCGGAACTGCTACCGGTCCTTCAACCGGCCGAACCCGGCCACGGCCGAGAACGAGGACTACCTCGCCCACATCCTCGACGTGGGCCATGAGAGCGTCCTGGAGCACGCCAGCGCGACGTTCTACATCGAGGCCAGCCGGTCGGTCCTGACCGAGCTGGAACGCCACCGGCACCTGAGCTTCAGCGTGGTGTCGCAGCGGTACGTCGACCCCATCCCGCTCGGCTTCAACATCCCGCCAGCGGTGCTCGACCTGCCCCTGGAGCAGGGCGACCTCGCACTGCGGTGGATGAAGAACGCCGTCGAGGAGTCGATCACGGCCTACGAGCGCCTGGTGCAGCTCTACACCCAGGCCGGTCTGCCCCGGAAGAAGGCCCGCGAAGCGGCCAGGGCGGTCCTGCCGAACATGACCAGCTCACCGATGGTCGTCACCGGCAACCACCGGGCATGGCGCTACGTCATCAAGGCCCGCTGGCATGAGGCAGCCGACGCCGAAATCCGGGAACTGGCAGGCGAATTGCTGCGCCAGCTCCGGGAGATCGCTCCCAGCACCTACCAGGACATCCCCGACACCCCCTACAGCTACTGAGAGGAAATCCGTTGGAAGAGAAGAAGAAAGGCCGTCTGCTGTACTTCGGCCTGCGGAATGGTCAGACCGTCGTCGCGCTGACGGATCAGCCGGTCGAGTACGACAGCGGCTTCCACGTCGTCACCACCACCGAGGGTGAGACGGTCACCGTCCGGGCCGACGAGGTGGTCTACACCCGCAGCAAGGAGACCGACATCCCGACCGAGGACGAGGTCGCTGAGTACTTCCAGAAGCTGCTCGGTGCCGTGCCGAAGGACGCAGTCCGCGAGGCCATCGGCAGCAACGACGGGCTCTACCTGTAACCGAGAGGAACTCATGAAGAACGTCGCTGTGCGCGTCCACCTGGACAACGGACTGATCGCCGCTGGGACCGGCGAGGTCCTGTTCGAGCCCTCGGAGGGCGCGGTCTACGTCATGGGCAACGACGGTGCTCACACCGTCTTCAACTTCGACCACATCACCCACTACGTCGTGGTGCCGGTCGATGACGAGAAGGAACAGGAGGGATTCCGAATTGGCTGAGACGCCAACGCTTCTGAGGGTTCTCGATGAGATCGAGGACATCCTCGCGGAGAACGAAGACCTGCGGCATGAGGTCGAGAAGCTGAGGGCAGAGTCGTTGCACGCCAAGGGCGCTGGTCGACCGAACCGCAAGAAGCTCTCTGCCGAAGAGGCCAAGTACATCCGCGAGATGGCCCGCAACGGCATCTCGCAGGCCGAGATCGCTTGGTCCTTCGACGTGAACCGATCAACCATCTCCCGGATCGTCCGGGGCATCTACCACCGATAGGAGGCCCGATGATCGAGCACCGGCATGAGGTCGCGGGTGACGAGGTTGTCATCCGCGTCGTGGAGACCGAGGACGACCTTGAGGGCTTCCGGGACTTCATCCGGGCTCATCTGGGCTTCCTCGGCCTGGACTCGGAGACGACCGGACTGGACATCTACAGCGACGACTTCCGTTGCCGTACTGTCCAGTTCGGCACTCCGAACGAAGGCTGGGTGGTCCCAGTTGAGCTGGGACGGCCCTTCGAGGGGGCGGTGATCGAGGCTCTGGAGTCCGTCAACGGCTTCGTGCTTCACAACGCCGCCTTCGACCTTCAGGTCTTCGAGAAGACGCTCGGCGTCCCGATGGAGACCATGTGGCCGAAGGTGAAGGACACCCGCATCCTGAGCCACCTGGTTGACCCCAGGGGCAAGGACGAAGGCGGGATCGGTCACTCGCTGGAGGAGACGGTTCGGCACTACGTCGACTCCGAGGTGGCCGACAAGGTCAAGACCCTGATGGCTGATCTGGCTGCCGCCCGCAAGGGCGTCACGAAGGCCACCATCTGGAAGAAGGTCGAGCTGTTCGACCCCGTCTACAACCTCTACGCGGGCATGGACCCGATCCTGGCCGCACGGCTGATCCAGAAGCTGGCACCGCTGGTGAAGGTCCGGGACGAGCTGATCGACAACGAGCACCGGCTCGCCGAAATCTGCTCGTACATGGAGCGTCAGGGCTTCCTGCTCGATGTCGAGTACACCGAGGAACTGTCGCTGGACCTCAAGGTCAAGGAGAGCCACTACAACGAGGTCGCTCTGAACTTCGGCTGCGAGAAGATCAACTCGACCGATCAGGTGGCCGACGTTCTGGAGTCGATGGGCGTCCGGATCATCGGTCGGACCCCGAGTGGCAAGCGACAGGTCAACGACGACCTGCTGTCGAAGTTGGTCGCGGAGGGCAGCCCCGAGGTCTCCCAGTTCGCTGAGGCAGTGATCGAGGGGAAGAAGGCCGGGAAGTGGCGCAAGACCTGGGTGGACACGTTCCTGAAGACCAGGGACTCCCAGAACCGCTGCCACGCCAGCATCAACCCCCTGCGCGCCCGCACGGCGCGTATGTCGATCACCGGCATTCCGGCCCAGACGCTGCCGTCTGGTGACTGGATCATCCGGCGCTGCTTCCTGGCCGACGAGGGCCACAAGATGGCCTCCGTCGACTACCAGGCGCAGGAGCTGCGCGTGCTGGCCGCTCTGTCGCGGGACAAGGCGATGGTCGAGGCATTCGCCAACGACGAAGACCTGCACCTGAAGACAGCGCGGGCGGCGTGGCCGGATCGGGAGATCACCAAGGACAGCCCAGAGCGCAAGTACGCCAAGACGGTGAACTTCGGCCGGGTCTACGGCGGCGGTGCCAAGACCGTGGCCGAGCAGACCGGCCTGGACATGGCTCAGGCCCAACAGGTGGTATCCGGCTTCGACCGGGCCTACCCGGAGGTCCAGAAGCTCAGCCAGCGGCTGCAGCGCGAAGCGATCCGGAACGGCTACATCACGACCCCGTTCATCGACGGGCTGGGAGGCCGGCGCTTGCCGGTGGACCCTCAGCGGGCCTACAGCGCGCTGAACTACCTCATCCAGTCCTCCAGTCGGGACGTGACCGCTCGGGCGCTCCTGCGGCTGCATGACGCCGGATTCACGCCGTATCTGCGGCTGCCGATCCACGACGAGATTCTGGCGTCCGTTCCGGCCGAGCACGCCGAGTGGGGAGCCAAGCGCATCGGGGAGCTGATGGCCGAGCAGATGGGTCCGGTGCTCATCGGCACCGACCCGGAGGTCGGCGGTCGCTCCTGGGGCTCGCTTTACGGGGCCGACTACTAGACATCGCACAAGGAGAGAGGACATGGCGAACGTCGTCATCGACACGCTGGCACAGCGCGTCAAGGAGCTGAACACGGAGGTTGACCGCCTCCGTGTCGGCATCGAACACCACCGTCGCAAGCAGTGGGAGCTGGAGGTCGAACTCGACCAGAAGGACCGAGAACTCGACCAGCTCCTGGACCACCTGATCGCACTTCAGAACGAGGAGAGCTAGTGGAGATCGAAGTCAGAGTCGTTGTCGGAGAAGAGGTTGCGTCCGTCAAGGCGATCATCGAGTACCTCGACTTCATCCAGGACCCCAACTACCGCGAGTACTTGTTCGACGCCACGGTCGGCCAGATGAAGGAGGCGCTCAAGGAGAAGGGCGTCCTGTGATGGCCGACATCCCGTGGTTCCCGGACTACTACGTCGAGGTCAGTGACAGCGACTCGAAGTCGTTCGTCACGAACTCGGTCCAACTGCGGATCACCACGCGGGTGCCCCATGAGCAGTTGGAGGACGTGATCAAGACCCTGCTGCCGAACCAGGCGCTGCCGCCTGCGATGAAGGAGATCGTGCATGGAAGATCGTGACTTCTTCGACCTGCTGCACCAGCAGTGGGCGAAAACCACTGGGGCCGAGAACATGTACTGGGCCTCGGAGGAGTACAAGGACGGCACCGGCCGGTGGAAGGTCTACGCCGTCAAGGTCGATGAAGAGGGCAACGAGACGAAGAAGCTCATCGCTTCAGAACTCCAGAATGAAGCGGATGCCGACTTCATCGCCGCCGTCCACGGCTGTCTCCCGGACCTGACCCGGCGACTGCACATGGCCCTGGACGAAGCCGACAGGGCCGACTACGACCGGGACTCCCGCGAGTGCCGGCTCGCGGAGCTGGAACTCGAAAACGCCGAGCTGCTCAGGGAACTGGGGCGTGGCTGAGCCCGTCTTCGTTGTCGAGAAGCGCGACGACGGCCAGCTCTGGGCGACCTTCCACGGTGAGGACTGGGGCGTCCTGTGGGAGCCCGAGTTCAACTTCGAGATGGACGGGTTCTCGACCACCTGTGAGGTCAGCTTCCGAATGATCCACCGGCCCAAGCCGAAGCCCAAGCCCAAGCGGACATGGGCGTCCGCGATGGGACTCCGCAAACCACCGAGAGAGGAATACCGATGAAGGTTGTTGCCGCACTGCTGCTGTTGATCGCTGCCGTCTTGTCCGTCACCGGGTGTGAGCCGTCCGAAGGCGGCTCGTCGGGCGACGACACCTACCCGCACGGCGTCATCTTCATGCCGCCGATGAACCCTGGCGGTCCCATGATGCCGATCTTCTACTGATGCTGCAGCGGTACCGATACAAGGGCCGACACCGTGAACCGGGTCTGGTCTTCCTCTACGGGGGGAGGCCAGACCGTACCGGTGCCATCTGGGTCCGTTGGAACGGGAAGGAGTGTGAACCAATCCGTGTGCGCCGAGTGTGAGTACTGGGGGACCGGCTACTGCCGCACCCACCGTCCGCTGCGGGAGCAGACCGACGAGGACGGTATCCGGCTCGACTTCCTGATCTACGGGGAGTCCTACGTGAGGGTGACACCGCGTGAGTCGGCCTGACTGGGACGAGTACTTCCTGATCATCGCGCAGGCTGTCGCGACCCGATCCGACTGTGAGAGGAGCAAAGTCGGTGCAGTCGTCGTCAAGGACCGACGAGTACGAGGCACTGGATACAACGGTGCGCCGTCTGGAAGACCAGGGTGTGATACCTGCCCTCGAAGACTGGCAGAGGCGGTTCCTGGTGTCTCTGATTATGACAGCGGACCCACCCGGTGCGTTTCGGTTCATGCCGAGGCGAACGCTCTGCTCTATGCCGACCGGGACGACCTCATCGGAGCGACCCTCTACATCACCCGAGCACCCTGCCCTGGGTGCCAGAAGCTGATCGACGCCGCCGGGATCGAGCGCGTCGTCTACCCCAAGGAGAACTGATTGCTGCCCCAACGTGCATCCATCCAGCAGGTCGCAGACCACCTCGGTGTGTCGACCAGGACCGTCCGCAACTACATCGCTGACGGCAAGCTGAAGGCCGTCCGTCTCGGCCCCCGACTGATCCGCGTCGAGCGTGATTCGGTCGAGGCCCTGATGCGGCCCATCGGCAACTGGGCATGAGATACCCCGCCCCTCGGGTCGGCCTTCGGGTCGGCTCGGGGGGCTCTTTTTTTGTACCCGAAATATGCACGAATCGCTATGTGTTCCGACCGGGCGCAGTCAAGCGGCGTTCGCGATATGGAGCGGTTCCGCTGCCACCGGAACGGGCTCTTTGTCCGAACGCGAGAGCATCACCGTCAGGTGGGTAGCGGCCAGGAGCCACAGCGGCGGGATGGCCGCGATGACCATCGCGATGGCACCGTGGGCCTGGGCGTGGGCCACGTTCCCGGCCACCGAGACCAACGACGACAGGATGAGCAGGGTCCAGGCGTACCACAGGTGCCGGCGTAGGGCCACCGTCGCCGCCGTGGCGACGATGATGCCGCCGTCGACTACGAGGGGGACCATCCATGCCTGGGCGACTCCGTTGTCGGCTGAGAGGTCTCTCAGTGCGGTGAACGAGAGGGCGAATGCGAGCCCGCCGACTGCGACGGTTCCGGCCGATGCAACTCCCAGTGCAACTCTGCGACGTGCGACAATCATCACTGCACCAGCTCCTATCTGGTGTGACCGCCCCTGATCTGTTGGCGCAGGTCAGGGGCTTCTGACATACAACTTCATAGGGCAAGTTACTGAGTCGTTCCCCTCGTCGCAAGCGCATACGCGCTGGTCAGGGGAGTTGCAGAAGAGTTGCAGAGCCTCTGCAAAAAAGAAGGCCAGGAGGCGAAAACACCTCCTGACCTGCGGAGCGGGCGACGGGAATCGAACCCGCGTAGCTAGTTTGGAAGAAAAGAGCCCGTATCAGACTGTATGTGCAGGTCAGAGCAGGTTTTAACCTCGCCAGATCGCAACTCTCAAAGTGAAAGAAATTGCAGGTCGTGAAAACGGAATGAGCCTCGGGAGTTGCATGAGAGTTGCAAATCGGTACCCTTTCTGACGGGAGAAAGGAGACCTCGGTGGCAGCCTCACGACGGTCATGGGGATCACTGAAGACGATGCGGAGTGGGCGTATCCAAGCCTCGTATGTCCACCCGCTGGACGGGGTGCGGTACTACGCCCTGCACACCTACGACAACCGGATGGACGCCGAAGCCTGGCTGGCCCAGGAGAAGCGGCTCATCGAGATGGAGACCTGGACGCCGCCCGAGGACCGGGCGAAGAAGGCCCAAGCCTCGTCCATCACCGTCGAGGAGTACACGCGGAAGTGGATCGAGGAGCGGCCGCTCGCTGAGGGCACCCGAGAGCTGTACAAGATTCATGCGCGGAAGCGCATCAACCCGGTCCTGGGCGAGACCCCGGTGGCCGAGCTGACACCGGCTCTCATCCGTGCGTGGTTCGCCGGAATGGGCAACAAGCACATCGCCGCCAGGAGACAGACGTACCGGATGTTCCACGCCGTCTGCCAGACCGCCGTGGACGACAAGCTGCTGTCGGAGAACCCGTGCCGGATCGAGATCAAGGCAGAGGCTGAGCGCGACGTGGAGGCCCTGACTCCGGAGGAGCTGGAGATCGTCGCGGCCGAGGTGCATGAGCACTACCGGGTCGCGGTCTACATTCTCGCCTGGACGAGCCTGCGGTTTGGGGAGCTGATCGAGCTTCGCCGCAAGGACATAGACGACGACGGGGAGACGATGCTGTTCCGGGTGCGCCGGGGCGCGGCCCGCGTGGGCCAGAAGATCGTCGTCGGCAACACCAAGACCGTCCGGTCGAAGCGGCCGGTGACTGTGCCGCCACACGTCGCACAGATGGTCCGCGAGCACATGGCTGACCGGTCGAAGATGAACAAGGGGCCTGAGGCCCTCCTGGTGACCACGACGCAGGGGCAGCGGCTGTCGAAGTCAGCCTTCACCCGGTCGCTGAAGAAGGGCTACGCCAAGATCGGTCGAACGGACCTCCGGGTACACGACCTCCGGGCCGTGGGAGCAACCTACGCGGCCCAGGCCGGTGCCACCACCAAGGAGCTGATGGTGCGCCTCGGCCACACCACGCCCCGCATGGCGATGAAGTACCAGATGGCTTCTGAGGCACGCGATGTGGAGATCGCGAAGCGGATGAGCGAGCTGGCAAATTCGTCGTCTTGATGCCAGAATGTGATCATGAACTACCCGCAGTACCAGCAGCACCCGCAAACTCCCCAGCCGTACAACCAGCAGCTTCCGCAGCAGCCCCCGGCCCATGTCCCACAGCCTGTGGCCGTCCTGCCGGTGAAGACGAACCACGCTCTGCACCTCCTGCTGACGATCCTGACGTTCTGGTTCTTCGGCGGCTGGCTCTGGGTCTGGATCATCGTCGCAGCGAGTAACGCGAACAAGACCCGGACCATCTACCGCTAAACGCAAAAAAGCCCCCCTCCCAGGACATTACGTCCCAGGAGGGGGGTCTTTTATCAGTTGGTGCCCAGTCGGGCTACGGACATGTAGGACTGTGCGCCGTTCGCCATGAGGCCGGCGTCACCCGTGTTGGACATGTTCGCCGAGAACCAGAAGCCCGGTTCGATGTAGTCGCCGGGGTTCAGTGGCACCAGGAACGAGCCATGCGTTGCGTCGGTCGGATCGGACATGACGCCGAAGCCGACGTTGAACGGACACGAGCCCCACTGGCCCTTGGCGTACACGTTGCCGTTGCGGTAAATCTGCGCGTGCCCACCGGTGTTCGTGGCGAATGCGCCGTGGTACGCCCGGTACTCGACCAGGTAGGTGCCTGCCTTCGTCGCAGTCACCCGGCAGTTCTTGCTGGGCTCGTAGATCAGGTCAGGCGACTGGTAGTCGATGGTCTCGTAGAAGTTGTTCGGGACCTTCGTGCCACCGCTGGCGATGGTGATGTCGCCACCTGACCGCTTCGAGACACGCAGCGTCGTACCGACGACGGCCGGGGGAGCGTTGTCGACCACGGACGCACCGGCCACGTTGCCGGGGACCTGGACGCCGTTGGTCTCCGAGATCGCACCCCAGTAGCAGTGGTCGTCGTCCACGACCGACTGCTTGTCGGCTGGCTCGTAGATGTCGATGACGATCTTGTCGCCAGACAGGACGATGTGGTGGCGCGGGTCGTTACCGACGCCGCAGATGATCTTCATGTCCAGAGACCACGTCAGCGCCACGTTGGACGCCCAGACGTACTCGACACCGTCCTTGTAGCAGCCGATGTCGCCTCGGTAGCTCAGGAAGCCGTTGCAGTAGCCGCGTGCGAACACGAAGTCAGTCCCGGCCTCGTTGGCTCGCGCCACCGACCAGATGCGGACGTTGGTGCCCTGCTCCGGGGGAGACGACAGCGTGCCTCGCACGACCTGGAACGGGGTCAGGGTCGGCTCGGGGTAGATCAGGGTCGCACGGCGGTAGCCGTTGTTGACCGTGTTCCAGATCGCCTTGCCGTTGCTGATCCCCAGGGTGCTGGACCCTGGCCCGGAGTACGTGACGTTGAACAGCCCCGAGGGGAATGCGCCATTCGGGTACGTGGTGAAGTCGACGTTGAAGCGTCGACCACCGACCTGGCTGGCCTCCTGCTCCGACTGCAGCGCCTGCACGTCGCGGGTGACCTTCGACAGCATGGAGAAGAGGTTCTCCATCGTGTTCTTCGCGAGGTCGAGGCCCGCGCCGATGATCTCCTCACCGACCTGAGACGCGCCAGACAGGGCGTTCGTGGCGGCGTCCACCAGGTTCTGGAGGTCGGGCAGCTTCTCCAGGCCGTTCGGAATCTCTGGCATGTCAGTGAGATTCGTCAGCTTGGATGCGTCGAGCTGACCAGACGAGTTCAGGTGCTGCGTTCGACCGGTGATCAAGTTCCACCAGTCCTTGACGGCCTGCACCGTCGAGTTGATCGGGGTCACGATGAACCCGGCCAGAATCTCCAGAATCTGCTGGACCTCAGTCGCCAGCGTGCCGAAGGTCGACGCCAGCCACTCATCGAACTCACCGCGCAGCAGGGCCGCTGGCCCATCGGTCAGGGTGTCGATGATCTTGGTGACCGCCGTGACGACATCCACGAAGTCGTCCTCGACGGCATCCGGGATCAGCGGAGCGAAGACCCGCAGCGCCTCGATGGGCATCTTGAGCAGTTGCTCTTCGAGCAGGTCGAGGGCGTTGAACAAGGTGATCGCTGGCATCTCGAACAGCGACCGCACGGCAGCCTCGGTGAGGTCCTGGCCGTAGTTGTAGTCGCCACCGCCCAGCTCGAAAGCCCCAGTGCCGAGCCACTTCTCAAGCTCGGTACCGGGGCCGTTGTTCGGATTGGGATTCGGTGTATCCATCCACTACCTCCTTACTGGCAGTTGATGACCCGGAGCTTGTCTCCTTCGATCCGTTCGAGTCGCTCGGTCCTCAGTTCCTCGCGCAGTCCACCGATGTCCCTTCGGATTTCGATGAACCCGTCACGGACTGCCTTGGCGAGGTCGTCAATGTCGTGCCGGATGTTGGATTCGTGATCGTTGGTGATCTCGTAGTGCGTCTGCTTCACCTTCTGGTGACTGCGCCATGCTGCGACCGCACCGATGGTTGCGGGGACCGTCAGGATCGCGTAGGCGACCAGGTCGACCCAGTCGGTGGGATCGAAGCCCGGAGTCACTTCGCGTGCTTTCCGACCGGCGTGACGTTCCGGCGAATCCACCAGGCGAGCGCCAGGGGAGCGCCGACGACGTACACGTCCATCAGCGGTTCGACCCATGCGGTGTCGATCTGCTTGCCGAGCACGAAGGCGATCAGGCCGACGATGGCCATGATCCCGCCGCGCACCAGCGCGGGCTCGGGGACCTTCTTCCGTGCCGCCTCAACCTCTTCGTCCGAAATGCCGATCAGGTCGTTCAGACCGAGTTCGTCGTCTTCGTCATCGAACAGCTCGCTCAGGTCGAGCGGCTGGGTGTCATCCAAAGCTGCCATTTCCCTTGCCTCAGTTCAATTCTTGTGCGGTATCGCGCTGCGGGATGTAGTCGTTGATCAGACCCAGCTCCCGGTACTGCCGCAGCATGAACTCGTTCTCCTGCTGGGTCAGTTGCCGAACGTCGGGGAGCTTCATCGGCTTCGGAGCCGGGGTATCCATCGACACCCAACGCGCTGCGTTGTTGTAGTTACTCCGGGCACCACGGAACGGTGCCTGCCACCGGATGCGTTGCTTCGGCAGCTTGCTGACGTGAATGTTGCCATCTTCGTCGGCCAGAGACTCAAGGTAGTCGCGATGTGCAAACCCGCAGTCCCACAGGTGCTTTGACCACGTCTTGAGGAACCCAGGGTGTGTCACCGCGCCGATTCCTGCGAAGGTCGGCATGTTCCGGAGAGCCCAGGCGAAGTGCTCCTCGGGCTTCTTCCAGTCGACCTCCTCCTGCGGCTTGATCATTGGCGTGCCTTTCAGTGGGAGGCGCACCCCCGAAGAGGTGCGCCGTCCCGTCGTAGTTACAGAATCCCTAGCTGGCCCATCGCGCCGTTGAACCGCTGGATCAGCTCGAACAGCTTCAGGACGGGGTCCTGAGGTTCGCGGTAGCCGATCTCCAGCTCCCAGCCCTTCGGGCCGTCCTTGCCCCACTTGTAGCCGATCTTCGAGACCCGCTCCACGAACACGGTGTCCGGGATGGGGAAGCCGAGAACCGTTGTCCCGACTCGCGATCCGAGCCAGAAGTGGCCGTAGCCGGGTTCACCCACGTAGTACGGAGCCGCGTCCGACACCTTGATGGTGTGGGCCGTGTGCGCCCTGGTCTCCCAGATTTTGGCCCTGGTCGCCAGGAACGCCGACAGCGTGAACGCCTTGGTGGCGTTCTCGACCCAGCCCTCGTAGTAGTGGAAGTCGCCCAGGCCGGTCTCACTGGCCTCCAGCAGCGGGATCGGCAGAGGCTGCCCGACCGCACGCAGCGTGGGGTACTCCTGGAACGCGAGGAACACGTTCTCGTACAACGGCTTCGCGACCGCGTCCATCATGCCGCCCAGCGGCGGCAGGTCGATGGCACCACCGACAGCACCCATCGAGGCCAAGGCCGAGTTGATGAGCGATGTCAAGAAGTCGCCACCCATGTTGACGGCTGCCGAGATCGCCTCATTCACACCGGGCATCGACTCACCGCCCGCCACGAAGGACGTGTCGGTGGCCTCGTAGTACTTGAACTCCGAGGACTTGATACCGGTGTAGGGGCCTTCCTCGAACACGATCCAGGGGGCCTGTGGAGAGGTCCCCAGGAACCACGGCGTGTAGTACTCGCCGGGGAATGACGGATCGCCCGTGAACACGTCGATGCCTTCGGTCATGCCGTCCGAGGCGATGTTCACCACGGCCCGGATGAAGCCCGTCAGCCAGGAGCCGCCGAAGGCGGTCTCGCTGCCCCAGCCCGAGTTGTCGATGATGTCCCAGACCAGGCAGCCATGCCGAATCGGGATGAGCGACAACAGGTCTTCGAGCGGGCCGATGTTCAGCTCGCCGCGAAGGTTCTCGAACGGGTGCGGGTCCTCGCCCTTCAGGTAGCGCCGGCAGACGATGGTGAGCTGAGCGTCCTCCAGCGTCTTCTTCGCCACGTCGTGGAACGACTGGAAGCGGGAGAAGACAATCGTCAGGTTGGAGTTGTCCCCGATGAGCGGGAACGGCTTGACGATGTTCCTCCAGTTGCTGATGTTGAAGCTCAGCGGCATCCATTCGCTCGGGTCGAGCGGGTTGTCCGGGAGCGTCCACAGCGACGTTTCGAGTCGCAGGATGTTCACGAACAGCGTGAGCAGCAGGCACCACTTCGCAGGGCCGAAGATGATCCACAGCTTCGGGAACTGCAGCTCGGGCCTCAGGAAGGGGTTACACCAGACGAGGATGTGCTTGGCGTGCTCGTAGTCGTGCTTGAACACGACATCGAGGTAGCAGTCCCCGTTCTCCTCACGCACCACCCGGTAGTGGTCCATGAACCCCGACCACCGGGCACCCTGCTTGTCGATGGTGATGATGACGTTCCGCTTGGCGCGGCCCTTGAAGTTCATCACCCACTTCGCCATGTGGTGATCCAGCGAGAGCTGAATCGACGCAGTGCCCGTGTCGTTTTCGATGAACTCGAAGTCGCCACCGCGCTCCCCGGCGACGACACCCCGGAGGGTCATGTCGCCGTCCCAGAGCCGGATCAGAGGGGGCTTCAGGCGTTCCTTCTCCCGGAACGCCCTCCGCGCCATGACCGTGTCCCAGACGCGCTGAGCGTCTTCCAGGGTCGAGATGGTGGCGTGGTTGCTCATTCGAGCCCCCAGGGCCTAGTCCATGCCCGTGGAATGCGGAGCACGACCATCTGCCCCGGAACGGCTCCGCTCACGGTGATCTCGAAGGTCTTCGACTTCGTGTAGGGCGGCACCGGGTTGTGGAACCGGACGCCGTTCATGCGAGCCCAGAGCTGGCTGCCGTTCTCCGACGAGACCTGCTCGACACGCGGGTCGGTGTCGACCACGGCGTTCTCGGCCGGGGCCGTGTAGCCCTCCGTCGTCCGGTCGACCCGGACGTTCGGCACGGTGTTGGGATCGCCGTCGCTGTCGGCCAGCGTGTGGCTGGCGACCGTGATGAGCGGCTGAGGCTCACCCGCGAAGTCCGCGCCAGTGAACGACACGCGCCACGGCTGATGCGGGCTCAGCAGCGTAGGACCACCGGCCACCGTCAGGTTGCCCGAGCCGATGCTCGGCAGGGCCTCCAGACGCGCCTTGACCGTTGCGGCCGTAGCGTTCCGGGCGATGGGCGATGTCAAGTCGCCCTTAAACTCAAGCACGAACGAGCCGCTGGTGGGGTTGCCAATCAGGCTGATCTGCTGGACCTCGCACGTCCGCAGGCCACCGATCAGACCGGGCATCCGGATGCGCCGGTTCGCCTGGGCCTCGTCCTCGAACGAGTAGTCCGGGACCGTCCAGATGACGGCGGGGGAGTTCGGAGCGCCCAGCCAGGGGATGCCTGGGATGTACGGCTCGGCCGGTGCCTCGGTGGAACCGGGCAGAATCCACTTCAGCCAGATCGGCTGGTCGGTCGGGTTCAGCCCGCCCTTGCCGTCAGACGGGTCGACCGTGATGGTCAGCGTCTCGGTGGGGAGCTGTTCCTTCGGCCAGGGCCACGGCAGCGGGTTCGGGTCGAACGTCGTATCCGTCTGCGTCACAGCGGTGTACACGACATCGTCCTGGTACCAGAACGGGTCACCGGCAACGCACACCATGATCGTGCGGTTGATCTTGTTCCCGCGTGGATCGGTGAACCATGAGACCTCGGGCGACTCCGCGAGACGGAGCTTCAGGTACCTGGTACCGGATTCCGGGGTCGTGATGTAGAGCTTGCAGTCGCGGTCGAACGCCCACGCCTTGCGCCACTCCGATTCCCGCGACAGCCACGAATTAGGGCCGATGGCAGCGTCATTGGGAATCTCGACGCCAAACACGATGTCACGCTTGAGAATCCGGTGGTTGAGGTAGCGGGAGCCCGGCCAGTTACCGGGCTCCTCGTAGACCACCTTGACGGGCGGGTCGTACAGACCCTTCACGTCAGTACCCAGGTACACCCCCCGGTCCCCTTCTCCGGGACCGGCCAGGGTGAACCATTCGCCGTTGACCCCCTCCAGTTCTACGAGGGTGTCCACGGATTACCTCCTATCGAATTGCAACGACTTCTTGTTCTGGATGGTCTGCTGGCCCTGCACGGCCTCGTCCATCGAGCCGACGTTGAAGATGAACTGCTCGCCGAACTTCAGGCCCTCCTTGAGCGCCTGGGACAGAGCCCCGTCGCCGGAAATGCCGATGTCCGAAAGGAACTGGTTGGCATTCGCCGTGGCGAAGTCGTAGGGCATCCTGGTGAGCTTGTTGAACATCTCGTCGTACTGCTCGCCGGTCTGAGTGACCGAGTCGGTGTACTTCGACTGGTATGCCAACTGCTCACGCTGGAGTTCGAGCTGATCCTTCTGGACGTTCAGCTCGTCAATGCGCTGCTGGAGCGCAGCCCTACCGGCCTTGTCCTTGGTGTCGAGGGCGTTCTTCTCAGCCTGCAGCCTCTGCCGTTCCAGCTCCAGCTCGTCCTTGCGGATCGCGATCTGGTCCAGCATCTGGCGAGTCTCGGCGTCGATCTTCCCGGTACCAGTCGACTGGGACACGGTGCGGGACATACTGCGCTGCAGATCGCCCGCGCTCGACGCGACAGACGCCATCTGGCTTGCCATTTGGCCGAAGTTGAAGTTGAAGGCGATGTTGGCAGCGTCACCGAACACGTCCTTCGCGGCCTGCATGATGGCCCGAGCGGTCTCGACAATCTTGCCCTGCGTCCCGGCCAGACCGTCTGCGAACGCTTCGCCCACAGACTGACCCGAGGCGTCCACCCAGCCAGAGCCCGAGAACGGACCCTTCTTCGCCGGGGAGAACGGGAAGAAGTCTCGCGCCGCCTGCACGACGCTTCGTGCGGCGTCGGCCACAGCGCCCACCATCGACTTGATGCCGTTGATGAAGCCCTGGACGAGCGCCTTACCAGACGACACCAGGAACGAGCCCAGATCGCCCAGAGCGGACTTAACCATCCCCGGCAGCTCTGCTGCCTTGGCGGCGATGTCCGATGCACCCTGCGCGAAGCTAGCCACCCATTCGCTGATCTTCGCGACGACATCGGTGATGGCACCGATGAGCGACGAGATCGCGCCCAGCACAACGCCACCGATGGTGGCGGCAGCCTGCGCGAACGCAGCCACCAGGCTGAACACGATACTGATCAGCGGCGTGATCGTCGGCAGCATCCGTGCGAACGACTCAGCTAGCGACACGACGTGAGGCAGTAGCTGGGTGATCGACGGGATCATCTGGATGAACGCCGGGACCAACTGACTGATCAACGTCGGAGCCAGCTTCAGCACGGCACCGGCCATCTGGCCGAGAGCCGTTGCCAGAGCGGGGATGTGGGGTGCCAGGCTGGTCACCACCGTCGACCCGAGCTGTGCGAACTGCTGCACCAGGCCGGGGATCATCGGCTGAATCTGCTGCAGCGCCGTCGTCAGCGTCGTGCCGATCAGCTCCGCTACCGGAGTCAGCACCTGGCCGAGCGTCTGCAGGTTGGGCACCAGCATCGCGCCGAGCGTGTCGGCCAGCGTCGTGAACGCGGGCGTCAGCGCCGTGATGATCGGAGCCAGGCTCGTACCGAGCTGTCCGAGGACGTTGCCAATCAGGCCCGAGATCGAGGTGAGCGCGGGCATGAGTGCCACGGCCAGGTCCCCGAACCCGGTCAGGAAGTTGTTCAGCGGTTCACCGAGCTGGCCCATCGCCTGCAGGCCCGACTCCATGAGCCGGGTGAACAGGCCGGTGATCCCGTCGAGGGTCTGGGAGAGACCCTTCATCGCGGAGTCGAAGACCCCGCTCGACGTGACCCTCTGGACCATGCCGTCGAACTGCGTGGCGAACGTGCCGAGCGATCCGCTCAGGTAGCCGAACGCCTGCGACCCCGACTCGGCCAGGGTCAGGAACGACGACGTAGCCGTCTGGATCGGACCCTGCAACTGCGAGAAGAAGCCGCCCGTGTTCGCCAGGAAGTTCTGGAGCTGCTGCATCCCCTGGTTGGAGGTCAGCGCATTCGAGACGCCCTGGAACATGTTGATCATGCCCTGGGCGACCGTCTGCAGCCCGCCCTGCAACAGCGGAATCTTCTGTGCGAAGTTGTCGAAGATCGGGCCGAGGCCCTGCTCGAACGTGCTCGACACTGCGGTCTTCACGCTCTCGAAGGCGGGCATCAGCTTCTGGGCTGCGGCCTCGATGCCGTCCATGCCCAGCGCCAGGACGCCCGCGCCGGCCCCCGCCGCCGCGAACAGCGACGGCAGACCAGCCAGGAGACCGGCCACCAGGCCGACAGCCGGAGCAGCCAGTGCCGCGATGGCACCGAGCACGACGCCCCACGTCAGGTTGGGGGACTTGCTGAGGAAGCTGGTGGCGTCACCGAACTTCTTCGCGTTCTCGCTGGCCGCGTTGAACGACCGGTTCAGCCGCGAGACCGTGTTGAGCAGCCCTCCGTCACCACCGTCGGACCCTCGGCCTCGCAGGGCTCGCAGGGAAGCCTGGAACCTCCGGAAGCCGTTGGTGGCGTTGACGTTCGCATCCCGGATCGCCATCATCCAGGACTTCCACCGGGCCTGGTTGGCCGTCAGTGTGCGGTCCTGCTGGCGCAGCCACTGCTGCTGCGTCCGGAGAGCGTCGGTGAACTCCCGAAGAACCTGTGCCCCTCGACGGGCCATGACGTTGTTCGAGCGCCACCACGCATACGTGTGGTTGAGGAGAGGGCGCTGGCGCTGCTGCTCCAGCGTCAGCCGGTTGACTTCGTCGCGGTATGACTTGATGCCCTGGGCCGCTTGCTTGCCCAGCCGACCGAAGTCGGCCAGACCGGCGCGGAACTCGCGCCAGGCGGCTCCAAGGCCCTTGTTGTTGACATCGACCGGGACGTTGACGCCAGAGGCTGCCTGGGCCTTGAGACCGGCCATGAGCGCCGCCATCTTGGCCCGAGTGCCCTTGGCATCGAGGTCGATGTCGATTGGGACGTTGCCTCGAAGCTGCTTCTCAATCGCTTCGAGCTTGGTCTTCAGTTCGCGGTAGAAGTTGTCCAGATTGGGGACGACTCGGATCGAAATCCGACCGACTTCGGTACCGCCTGCGCCGCCTCCTGCCATTTACTCCTGTGCCGCCTTCCTTGCTTTCTTCGCTCGCTTCGCCGCGATCATCTGCGCCGCAATGGACGCGAACGAGTTGGGCTTGTTGTTGTTCTTCTTCCTGGTGTTCCGATCAGGAGTCGGATACGGCTCGGGGGGCTTTGGCGTCGACTTCATGTGCGCCGCCAGGTACGTGTGCTGAAGAGCCCGCACCGCGTTGACGATTGCCGCGAGGGTGTACCTCGACTCGTCCCAACCACGGAACTGAGGACCACCACGCTTCTCTGAGTAGAAGCGGGAGCCCACCGGCAGCTCCTTGATCAGGACGAGGACCCACTTCGGAGTCAGGCGGGACTCCGGGACGAAGAGGTCCCGGAGGTCCACACCGTATGTCTCCATCAGGTCAGCGGCGACGGCATCGCCGTAGTCGTCAATCAGGCGTGCGAGCGCGGCGCTTCCCCCGGATTCGTGGCCTCCATCCATGCCTCGAATACCTTGAGGGTCAACGCCAGATCGTCCTCCAGCGACTCGACCAGCTTCCGGCCCCCGGCCGGGGTGTCGGCGACGAGTTCGATCATGCGGAGGGCGATGCCAGCAGTGGCCTCAAGCTCCTCGACGGTCATCTCGTCTTCCGACTTGCCCTCAGACATCTTGTCCATGCGTTCGAGCAGACCGAAAATCTCCTCCCGTGCGCCCTTCGGGATACGCAGCAGGTTGCGGAGAGTGACGCTAGTGTCAGCGTCGACCTCGATCTTGACCGGAGCGAACTCCTTCTCGACCTCTTCGCGGAACGAGTCGAGGGTGAAAACCTTTGACATAGCGGACCTTTCGTTGGTGTTGATGAGGCGGGCCAGTAGTAAGAGGGGGAGGGGAAGGCCCGCCAAGGAAACCCCTCCCCCTCGGTCACTGTGACATCACTTGTGCGATGTCAAGTTTGGGTCAGTCTTCGCCCCCGCCGCCCGAACCGGCGTTCGGGAACAGGTCCTCGTTGATCCACTTGAACAGCGGCTCGCTGTTGTGGTTGAGGAAGGTGGCGCGAACCGGCAGCGAAGCGAACTCATCGACCGGGAGCTGGATCGCGTCGTCCCGGCGAACCGACGCCTTGGCGGCGTGGAAGCCGATGCGGACATCGCCATCCTCGATCACGACGAAGAACGCCTTCTCCGTGGGATCGGCGCTACCCGAGACCGCGAACTCACCAGGGGTGCTGGAGGCGTTCGGGCCGTAGTAGAGCGCCAGCGCGTCTTCATCGAACTGGTGCAGGTAGATGAGCAGGTAGTCGACCGGGTCTTCGGTCGTGACTTCCTTCAGCTTCTTCTTCTGCCAGGTGCCACGGACTTCCGTGTCACCACCGTCGAAGCCGAACTCGGGCATGTCGCCACGGCTGGTGTGGCCGACCGAATCCCAGACGGTCAGGCCGGCACCCCAGGTCGACGTGTCGGCAAGGTTGATGGTGTCGAGGGCCGAAGCGGTCGGCGCAGCGGTGCCCACCGGGGCGGTGTACACGTACCCGACTGCAGCGGTCAACACCGCATTGTCGTTGAGTGCCATGCGTGTATCTCCTTACTTGCGTGGGGGTCTGAGGCCAAGTGCGATCAGCCCTTGGACCCTCCAGGAGTCCATGAACGGCGAGCTGAACTGGGTGGCTCCCATCGTCTCCTTGATGGAGTGGAGGTAGCCTGCCTCGGTTTGGGTCTGGTTCTTCACCGCGTCGTAGAGCACTTCGAGGGCGTCCTCGTACAGCTCTTCACACTCGATGAGCCCAGCTTGGTGATAGACGGTCAATTCGATGACCGGCTTGGACAGTTGATTCGGCCGGGTTTCGTGCCGAGTACCGCCGATTCGCCGGACGTTGATCAGTGGGAACTCGCGGTAGTCGATGTTCTCCACCCACGATCCGACCTTGGCGGCTTTCTCGGGCACTAGGGCATCCCGCAGGAGGGGGATGACCACGGCCTGGATGCGGGGCATCTCTGCCATGAACCCTCCTTCCTCTTAGGACACGGCCCCGGAGCCCTTCGTGATGATGTAAAGGCCCTCAGGGGATTTCGTGTCGGTGCCCTCGAACACACCGGACGGTTGGTGGCCGAACTCGATTGCCATCGCGTTGGGCGCTTCGAGGTTGATGAAGCCGTCCGTGTCGCCGTAGGACTTGGTCACCTGGGTCAGGTGGTCAGGGCCGTATATCTTGTGCCACTGGGTCGATGCCCGAGCTGCCTCCAACCGGGCCTGCGACTTGTCGTGGCCCTCGTCGGTGGCGTCCCGGACAGCGGCCTTGACGCCATCGAGATGCGAGACGATGTGATGTAGGACGGACTTTCGGACCAACCTCGCCATCAGTACCTCTTCATCGTGTAGCCGATGTGCTGGGTACGACGAGAGCCGGTGTAGTAGGCGGGCTCTCCGAAGAGCGCCCATCGAACGCCCATCCACTCGATCTGCGACTGCATCCCGAGAGGACCGTGCTCGCGGTCGAACTTCCGGGTGAAGTGAATCTGGTAGACCCGCTCCGACTCGAAACCCTCGTTGTCCTGTTCCTGTCGACGGGACGAGGTGCCAGACTGACCGAGGACCTGAATCGTGGCCTTGGTCGGAATCCCTTCGGCGGCGGGACGGGTTCTCGTGTTACCGTCCGCGTCCGTCGTGACCTCCTGCGGGTACACGACTACGTCCTGATTGCAACGGTCGAGGAGGCTCATCGGAAGTGCCTCCGGTCGACGTTGCCCCAATGGATGCGCCAGTCGTGGATGCAGTGGTGCTCGGGATTCTCGTCGTTGTCATGGCATTTCGTGACATCGACGTTGTCAGGGCTGTACTGCGGGGCCGTCATGTCGGCCTCACGATCTGCGGGTACAGCACGAACATCCCGCGCCTGCGGATGCCCAGCGTCTCCCACTCGTCGTCAGTGACTTCGAGCTTCCCCGAGGCGAGCTGCTGATGCAGCATGTACGTGTAGTTGCCGTCCGTCTCCTGCGTGAAGCCCTCCGGGTTACGGAGCAGCCGCAGGACCATATCGGCCTCAACCTGTTTCACGTCCTCGGGGTCGATGTCCCCGGCTTCGATCTTGTCGTCCAGGTCCTTGATCCGGCGACGGATCATCCGCTCGGCATCAGCCAGCCGCGTGTTGACGAGCCTGGTCTCTTCCTCGGAGAGTTCTCGGACCCAGCGATTCTCTACGTCAGTTGCAGTCGCAATCGCCATGTCTTACCTCACTCTCCGTCGTTGACGACCTCTACTGGCTTCGGGGTTGCCCTGCGCCTGCGGCGCTTCGGGGCTTGTGGCTTCGGAGCGTCAGCGCGCTCCCAGACGTTTCCGGCGACGAGACGTTCGCCTACCTCGTCGCTCACAACTGCGTGACCACCGTTGACCTTGTGTCGAATCCTCATGTGGTCCTTCCTCGCTCACCAGGGGACCGGGGCCGAAGCCCCGGCCTCCCAGTGTGCGATGTCAAGTCAAGGTCAGTCGTCGTCGCCCTCGGGCGTAACGGCGCTGTCGACCTTGTCGGTCAGCTTGACGAAGGCGTCCTTGTCGTTGACCATGAACGCGAACTCAGCCTCGCAACGGACAGCGACCATGTTGTGCTGCCACAGCGAGATGAGCTTGGGCACCCAGACGCCGCCCTGGACCTCACCGAAGTCGAGGGTGGCCTGGTCGGTCACGTCGAAGGACAGGCCGCCGATCTGGCCCCAGACGACCTGGCTGAAGTCGCCCAGGATGCCGACGACGCGGCTGCCAGCGGTGCCGTTCACCACGTTGTCAGCGACGTAGGTCGGACGACCCAGGATGCGGCCCTCACGGATGGCACCGACCTGCTCGGTGTAGGTGCTCTCCACGAACAGCGGACGGCCGTTGGCGTCGACCGCCGTGTTGAGGATGGGCTCGGTCACGTTGTCGAGCAGCGTGCCCGTCCACCGCTTGCCGTTGTCGACCAGGATCGACAGGGCGTTGTTGACCGCCAGGTAGGCGTTGCCCTGCGCGCCGGCCGTGCCCTGCGCGGTGTCCACCAGCGACACCTCGTTGCTGGTCTCGGCCAGGTAGCCCTCGAACTCGCTCGGGGCGCTGATGCCGTGGATCGCAGCGGCGTCGAACTTCAGCGCGATGGCCTCAGCGATCTTGGTCCGCATGGTCTCCAGGTAGCCCAGCGGGTTGAGACGCACGACTTCAGCCGACTCGGCGAAGATCGTGGTGATCTTCACCGGCTTCAGTTCCTTCTGACCGAACGAACCCTTGGTCAGCGGCTTGCGCTCGGCCTCACCGGTCCACGACGCGGTGACCGCACCGGTCCAGTGGGGGATAGCGATGCCGGTCGGACCCATCGGAATCTTCCGGGCGATCCGCTGGACGACCGAGGTCTTCTCGATCTCCTTGAAGTAGTCCTGAGCCTGTTCCGGCTTCAGGAACGCAGAGAAGTCGCCAGTGAGAGCGACCTGATCGGCGGGAACCTGCACGCCTGCCATAGATGTTTCTCCTTACTTGTTGGTGGGGTTGTCTCGCTCAGCGGCGGCGTGACTTAGCGCCGACTGCCTGTTCGAGAATCCTGAGAACTGGGTCTCCGTTGAGCGGGGGAGTACCGCCGCCAGCACCCTGGGTGTGGTCGTAGGCGGGATGGCTCGCGGGGGCCTTGTTCAGTAGCGTCTTGACCCGATTGACACTCTCCGAGACGGACTCTTCGTCGCTGCCCTGAACCAGGGTCACGACATCGAGGATGTCTTCGACCGGAATCTTCGCTTCCACAACGGCTTTCAGCTTCGTCAGCTCCAGCGTGGTGGAATCGAGCTGGGACTTGAGATCGGTGATCTCGGTATCCTTCGCGGCGACCGTGGCCTCGTACTCACGAACCACTTCGGCTCGGGTCTCGGTCTTGGCAGCCTCGACGGCGTCCTTCTTCTCGTTCCGGTACTTCGCGGCCTCCTGACGGAGTCCTTCGACGTACTCCCGGCTGAACGATTCGACCTTCGGCTCCTGGCCGTTGTCTGGCGTGCTCGGGGTCTCGGTGCTGGTCGTCTGGGTGTCAGACATTGGTGTTTGCCTCCTGGGCGTGAGTGACAGCCCCACCTGGGGGCCTGGGATGGTGAATTACGCTGCGAGAGCAGCGAACTCGGACATGGAAATGTCGCCTCTCTCAAGACGACGACGGAGCGCGTTCTGCGTCTCCTTGTTCACGTTGGTGGTGCGTGCCTTCCCGGACTCGATCAGCCGGTCGGCCTCTCGACCGGCCTCGATCCACAACTGCTCGGCTCGCTTCCATGCGTCGTAACCGGGCCAGTTGCGTCGGTCGTAGACCGGCACCACCTTGCAGTCGCACCCGTCATGCCACTGCCGCATGTACTCGCTGACATCCTCACCGGCAGCGATCATTTCGGCTGCCGTGGTGTCATCGAGGTCTAAGCCTGCTGTGTCAGCCCCGAGGTAGACGGGTCCTCGGCTGATCAGCATCAGGCACCAGTAACAGGTCTCTCGGCCAGTCGCGACCCGCGCCCAGCCCTTGACCACTCCGGACTGTGGATCGTTCTCCACGGCACGGATGATCTGTTTCCGGCCAGCCATTTCGACTGACCGGACGATCCGGAGAGCGAGTTCGCCCGGAACTGAGTCAGGAGCGTCTGCACGCGAGAACCGCGTGCGGAGTGGCTCCATGTCGTCCAGGAACTCCTCGAAGTCGTACTCGACCAAGTACCGAGGATGTGGTGGCCTGCCGTGCTTTTGGCGCTCGCTGTCGTAGAACTGGCGAGCTAGCTCGGCGGCTTCCAACCGGCGTCGGTAGACCTCCGGGAAGATCAGCTCCAGGAAGTTGATCCAGTCCGTCACGGTCAGTGCCGGGACGCGGAGGAACTTCGCGTGCTGAAGGACGTAGCGGGCGATTGCTGCCGAGATCACCGCTTGCTGGGCGGCGTACTCGTCAGCGTTCACTCCTGCGGAACCTCCTTGGCGGGAGGCTCGTTCGGAGCTTGCTTCTCAGGCTGCTGAGGCTGGCCGGGGCGTGGAGCGTAGAGGCCGGCGAGTTGACCCACCGGGTTCTCCTCCTTGTCCCACTCCTTCATCTTCCGGCGCGTCTCGACCGAGTAGCCCATGTCGATCCGGGCCTGTTCCTTCGGGATGATGCCGTTGCCCTGGTTGTAGAGCTTGCTCGCGGCATCGGCCTTGGCCGCATACGTCGGGGTGCTCGGGTCAGCCCAGATCGCCTCCAGCCGGAACATGGCCGGGGGAATCTCAGAACCGGGGTTCATGACCTTGTGCGCCACGCGCATGACCTGTTCCCAGGCCCCGCCGAAGATCAGCGCCTTGCGCTCCGCGTTCATCACCAGTCGGGACTCAGACGACCGGATGGCCTCAGCCGAGGCCGGGTTGTCCGAGCTGAACGACAGGTACTGGGGCGGGAGGCCGGTGTAGGCCGCTGCCTTCTTGTCCAGGGCGTCCAGGGAGTCCACGAAGTTCCGAAGCTCGGCGGCGTCGAACTGGTACGCCTTGCCCTCTGCTGCCTCGAACCCGAGGATGCGGGCGTAGTACGCCTCGAACGCCTGACGCGGCGTGACCGCCTCGTCGTCGTCCGGGATGCCCAGCTCGCGTCGGGTGACGCCGAACAGCAGTCGCAGAGGCACACCCATCAGCTCGGCCGTCGACTGCATCAGCATCAACGTCCGGGCCGCTGCGTCCGTCACAGAGCGCAGCTCGGGGGTGATCTCCGTGGTGCCGTACAGGTCCGACAGCCGGGTCCGGTTCGCCAGCGGGACGACCGGGACGATGCCCATGTTGTGCTGGACGGCCCGAGTCTGGACCCACTCGCTCTCGACCTTGTCGAAGTAGACGGTCTGGTCGAGCAGGTACAGGGTGGCCGAGACGACCTCGTTGCCGTTCTCGTCGTAGATCGCTCGGATCGCCTCGGTGACCAGGCGGCTCTTCGGGTCGATCTTGGCGTACAGGTTCGTCGGCGGCTCCACGCGGATGATCGGGACCTTGGGGTCCACGCCGAAGTCGAACTGCGGGTCAGGTGCCGAGACGGTCACGTAGGACCGGCCATGCACCAGGGCGTCAACGTGGCCCAGCGTCGACTCCACGTCGAGCTGGTTGGCCTGCCACCAGTCCCACAGCTTCTCGTCGGCCTCCTCAGCGCCGCCCATGCGGAAGCCCTCCAGCTTCAGCCGGTCAGCCAGGGCGTTGACGTAGAGGCGGGGGTAGCCGACGTGGGCCAGCAGCTCCTGCATCTCAGGCGGGACCGAGATGCCGATGGCGTCCGGACGCCGCTCCGACTCGTAGTACGCGGTGTTGTCTTCGAGATCGGTTGTCTTCTCTTGGAACTCGTTCAGCAGTTGCTCGCGACGGAGATTCACGTCGATGGACGCCTGCTGCTGCTGCAGCGGACTCTTGGTTGCCATCAGCGAATCACCACCGCTCGACCGCTGCGATGCTTCTTACTCATCAGGTAGTCCTGTCTCGCGCCAAACGCCAAGACCGCGCAGACAGCCGCGTCGATCTTCTTGCTGCTGTCCTTGCTCTCTTTGCGGATGGAAATCGCGTCGAATGTCGTTGGGTGTCGGCGGGCGTTCAGAACGTGTTGGCGCAGAACGGGGTTGCCGTCGTGGTACAGCTCCCGTTCGAGCACGGCGTCTACGAACCGCTCACAGTCGAGAGCGAATCGCTTTGTCTGGCCGCGCATGTCGAATGCGATGGGATGGCCGGGGGTCGCGTTGACCTTGACCTTCCGCTTGAAGTCCTTGCTCCACTGGTCGACGTATGCCTCGAACTCCTTCACGTCGGCACGGAAGGCGACCACGTCGTACCGCTGGAACGCGGAGCGGACGACCGCATCCACGTCCTCTCGGGGTACCTCATCCCCAGGGAAGTCCTCGGGGTTCCACACCCGGAGCACGAACAACATCGCGTCCTCGACGCGGCACGCCACCAGAGCGGTCCAGTCGTTGGACTTCGACCCGTCGAACCCGAGGGTGATCCGGTCGTTCGGCTTGAGCGCGAACATCTTGTCGGTCAGCGCCAGCCGGTCCCACTCGTTCGGGGCGATCCATGAATCCTCGTGTGCGTTCACCTGATTCAGGAACTTGCGTCGGGACTCCGACACCGGGTTCTTGGTGTTTAGCACCGAGCCCAGAATCTCTTCCAGGGGGAGCCAGTACGAGTCGCCTCGGGCGACCTCCAGGCCCTCCATCAGCTTCTGGATGCCCTGCTCGTACCCTTCCGGGTCCTCCTTCTGCGACGGAATCTCCGAGACCGGGGTGTCGGCCGGCGCTTCGAGCGCGTCGTAGAGAACGCCTGTGTCGACGGCCTTTCCGGACTGGATGTCCATGTAGTGGTCGTATGCCTTCTCGGCCACGGTGTCGTTGCCGGGAATGTGCGCGTTGCAGATCGCGAGCTTGCGTGCGGAGGGAATCTTCGCGACGTTGCCCTCGATCACGTCGTCCATGTCGACGCCGTCGTTGACGTTGCCGTCCGGACCAACGCCCCACCACTGGGTCTCGTTCTCGATCACCAGCGTCGGGCGGTTACCCTCCATCGACGCCGGGGACGAAGTCGCGGCCTCGATCCGGCCACCGACCTCGCTGTAGATCACGAACTTGTTTACGTCCAGGCCGTACTCGGCCTTCAGCTCCTTGCTGATCATGACCGGGAACATCGAGAACGTGTTCTTCGTCTGATCCTGGGAGACAGCGGCAATCGTGATCCACGCGGCGTGGCGCGGCTTGCCGACCGGGTTGCCGTTGGCGTCGAAATGCGAGAACGCCACGGGGCCACAGAGTTCCGCGAGCGCGATGGCCGCGCACAGCGGGTCCTTGCCCCAGCCCTTCATCCGGCGCAGGGTGCCTTCGCGGTAGACGTACCGGCCTTGGTCATCGACCGCGTACCACCACAGGATGAACCGGGCCTGCTCCAGCGTCGGCAGGAACGGCCCGCCGCCTGCGGGCGACCGGACGTACTGCGCCAGCCAGTTCAGAATCTCCCAGCCGAGGGTCTTCTCAGGCAGGTACCAGGAGCCGTCCTCCCGCACGGCCCAGATCGGGCCGATCTTGTGCGGTGGTTGCGGGAGGAGCGGCGCTGGGTTGTGGTTGTTCAGGCTCACCGCTCCTCCTTCCGTGTCATGTCAAGTCGCGTAGAAACTCGACTGCGGGGCCGATGTTGTAGCCATGCGCGGTGCTGGTGGCGAACTTGAGCGCGTCGATGGCGGCGTTCACGGCGGCGATGCCTTCCCAGATCGGCCGCTGGCCGAGTTCGATGAGCTGGTGCATGATCGAGTTCTCCCCGATGAACCAGTCCGTCGCTCGCATCACGATCTTGCAGATGGCGATCTGGTATTCGTGCATGTCGTCGTCGCGGATGGAGGCGTACATGTCCTCGTCGTGGGCGTAGTCACGCACCTCGAACGGGGCGTGCTCCAGGCCCTCCAAACGGTCCTCCATGATGCCGTGGGTGTCCGGTGCGGCGATCCGGTGAATCCACCGGTCGTCGTGGGCAATTCCCCTCTGGCGCATGGGATTACCCCAGAAGACGACCTTGCGAACCTGGTGCAGCAGGTAGTGGAACTCGCCTGCCGGGTTCATGATGTCGTACTTCAGGACGTAGGCCACGACCATCGCGCCCTGGGAGTACCCGGCCAGGTTGACCGTGTCCTCCGGACGCACGCGGCGAAGCTGCACGCGCAGCTCGCGGACGCCCTCCATCACCGAGCGCCACATCGGGAACGCCGATGCGGGGTAGTTGCCGATAGGCTGCCACCGGTACAGGTCGAGCACCTGTCGCGCCGTGTCGGCGGGCAGGCCAGGCCCGAGCGGATCGGGCTGGCCGGTGCCGTGGACCGTGAACAGCCAGCGGTCGCTCACTGCTCGATGACCCTGTTGTGGGTGACCTTGAACTCCTGGGCATTCAGCAGCTCGCTGAGCTTGCCCGCCAGCGGGAGCAGCTTCTTGCAGAACTCCTGGCCGTACTCGCGCACGAACGGGTTGCTCGCGGCGTAGGAGTCCGGAGCCACACCGTGTTCGGCCACCCGGCGCACATGCTCGACGCAGTAGTCGATGCCGAGCAGACAGCCGAGGACGTTCAGGATGTTCCAGGCGTTGCCGTCGATGTTGTAGATGAAGCCCAGCAGGGTCTCGATCTGTCGGCCGTCGTCGGCCAGGAACGAGCGCGACGGGCCGCGCTTCATGATCTCGTCGTACAGCTCGCGCTGTTCCTTGGGGGTCAGGGCGCTCAAGAAGCCCTCCTCCTCTCCGTCAAGTAGTTTCAGCAGGTCGTTGCCAACCGCCAGGGCGCGGTCGTACCGCTCCTTGCGGTGCTTCATCCACGTCGGCGCTTCCCAGCTCGTCCCGCCGTTGATCAGGCGGGTGACCTCGGTGAGGTTGCGTTCGTCGCAGAGCCGGTTGATCGACGGGCGCTCGACGGTCCAGTACCAGGCGGCACCGATGCCGGCCCAGCGCACGTCGGCCAGAGCACGCGGGTTGTCCACGAAGTACGTCGGCGTCGGGACCAGCTTGCGGTCGAAGCACCAGCGCGAGAACCGCTCGTAGTTCCCTCGCCAGGTGATCTGAATCCAGGTGCGGCCCTTGTACATCCACCGGTCAGTGACCTCGTTCGGGTCACCGTGGTTGCGACCGTGGTCGTACTCCTGGGTCGCGTTGAAGTTGTCCGACTCATGCCCGGTCTGGGCGATGAACATCGCGATCCGAGGGACGTTGTTGCACTCGGCCAGCCGCAGGCCCTCGCGGAGCGTGGGGAGAATCTCGCGGGCCTTGGCCTCGGAGATGCCCGCCGCACGCGCCAGGATCGGCGCGGCGTCGACCGGAGCCGGTGCGGGGGCCGGGGCCGTCGCGGTGGTGGCCGCGTATGCGTAGCCCTTCGGCGGGATCAGGGTGGCAGCCTGGTCGAAGCTGATCCAGTAGTTGAACGGCTGGAAGCCCGAGTCAGCGATCCACAGCGCCCGAGCGCCGGGGGTGTCGTCGTAGCCCATGCACGCGACGTAGTGGTACGTGGTGCCGCCGCTGTACTTCGGGTTCGGGGAGCCCTTCACGCCTCGCGGCTTGTTGCTCGGGGGCGCGACCCAGTTCATGATCACGCCCCAACCGGCGTTGATCGAACGAACGATGTTCTGCCACAACGCCTCTCGCTGTGCGGCAGTCGGCGGGTCGTTTGGCATGTACACCGAGGTGTACTGGGCCTCCGGGACTCGACGGTCCAGAACCTGCTCGATCAGGCCGACGTAGTCGGTGCCGTCCCGGTCATCGCCACGGCCGGGGTTCTCGATCTGCTCGATCTCGTTGGCGAGCGTGGCTTCGGGGACGATGATGCCCCGCGAGTTGAGCACGACCTGGGTGGCCGCAGGGCCACACCACCAGCTCGTCTCCTGCGGGACGATGTTGCGGTCGTAGGGGAGTACCCGTTCCGTCATCGACTCCTCCCTCGGAAGATGTCCAGGGCGCGTCGGACGATGGGGTCGATGATCCGGTCGTCCAGATCGCCTGGAATCGCGTCGGTTACGTCGTCGGCGCGCTGCACTATCGCCTCGGTCACGGCAGTCACCAGGGCCTCGGTCAGCGCGGGGATGTGCTTCTCGATCTCGGTCGCCACGGCGTCGATCACGCGGGGGACCAGCGTCTTGGCGATCTCGTCGCCGATGAGCTTCAGGATGCCCATGTCGCTCCTCTCGTTGTACGATGTCAAGTAGCAGACGCGGCAGGACTCGAACCTGCAGCCAGCGGCTTTGGAGACCGCCGCTCTACCAATTGAGCTACGCGCCTAAAAGACCCCGCCCTGACGAGAGGACGGGGTGAGTAGTCAGGAACTCAGTGCGTCGAACCAGTCCTGCAGGCTCAGATACACACGGTTCGTCTTGTACGGGTAGTCGACCTCGCCCACGGTGACGGTGTCCTCGGCCTCAACGAGGATGCCCATGATCACCGCATCGGGGGCCACCGCTGCGATGGCAGCCTCGATGGCCTCCTGGCCCTCGGGCGTGCTCGCGTCCGGGAACTCCGCTGGGTCGATCTGGTAGACCACGGTGGTGTCCGTGGGGGAGACGAACTGGATGAACGTAGTCATACGGGTCCTTCAGGTCAGATGTATGCGCGAATCCAAACCGATCCGTCCGCACCTTTACCGCCGCTGCCGAACGTGAACGTGTGGCTGGCACCGCCGCCGCCTGGTGGGTTGCCGTTGCCGCCGATGTTGCCCTGTGCGGCACCGCCGACGTAGGTGATGCCGTTCCGGACGTGGTTGCCGGGGGACTTGCCTTCGATACCACCACCGACTTCGCCACCGGGACGCCCGCCGGCACCTGTCAGCGTGCCCCAGCCGGTGATGCTCGCGGTCGTGTCGTAGCCCGCGAGACTCGCGCCCTGGCCGTTGGACGGCCTGCCTTGGGCCACCGTGCCGGTGATCTGCGTGGTACTCCACGGCAAGTCGACACCGCGACGGAGCGTGACCGAGTTCCACTGCCCGCCACCGCCTCCGGGACCCCAGAGGTCGATGAGCTGCATACCCTTGCCGCAAGCGCCACTGCCCAGCACGATGATGTCGAGGTAGAGGCAGCCAGCCGGGATGTTGTACGTGAACGCTCCCGGCGTCGTGAACTGCTGTGTGACGGCGGTGAACTCGGGCCAGACCAGATCGTTGCCAAGGAAAATCCGGCTCGGGGTCTGGGTGCCTACGCGGAACGCATTCGGGTTAACGCTGCCGAATCGGATCGCCATGTGTCACCCCACGATCACGTAGAACGTCGTCGCGACCTTCGGGGACAGAGCGTCATACGCGGCCTGCGTGAGCTTGACGAAGTCGAGCACCGTGCCGTTCGAGGACGGGACGCCAGCGGGACCCTGCGGTCCCTGGATGCCCTGTGGCCCCTGGGCTCCGGTGTCGCCCTTGTCGCCTTTGTCCCCCTTGTCGCCCTTGTCTCCCTTCGGACCCTGCAGGCCCTGAGGTCCTTGGGCTCCGGTGTCTCCCTTGTCACCCTTCGGACCTGTCGGACCTTGCGGTCCTTGGGGGCCTTCGGGTCCTGCGGGGCCTTGTGGCCCTGCGGGGCCGACGAGGGACTCCAGCCACTCCTCTTCGGTGCCGATGAAGCCGTTCAGCGCCGCGACGAAGTACGCGGACGGGCCAGCCGGTCCAACCTCACCCTGAGGTCCCTGGGGACCCTGGATACCTTGCGGACCCTGAGCACCCTGGGGGCCGGTCTCACCCTGCGGGCCTTGAGGCCCCTGAGGGCCTTGGATGCCCTGGGGGCCTTGGTCGCCCTTGGGGCCTTGCGGCCCGGTGTCGCCCTTCGGCCCCTGCGGGCCGGTGGGACCCTGAGGACCCTGCGGACCCGTCTCGCCTTGTGGGCCTTGGGGTCCGGTGGGTCCCTGGATGCCTTGTGGGCCTTGCTCTCCGGTGAATCCTCGCGGTCCCTGCAGACCTTGTGGGCCGATGGGACCTTGTGGCCCCTGCGGGCCTGGGACGCCCGCCACGGGCGCTCCGGATGCCTCGTCGGGCCAACCGTCGCTGTAGCGGTACAGCAGCCCGCCTGCGATCCAGACCTGCCCGTTCTCTGCGGTCTCGGGGAGGTCGTCGTAGCTGTCCACCTGGCCGTCGATCATCAGGCCCGCGCCCTCCGGGCCGGGAGGCCCCTGCGGGCCGACCTGGCCGGGGAGTGCGAACAGTCGCGACGGCTGTCGCGACAGGCCGACGATGCCTCGCGGCGTCTCGGTGGGGACGGACACCAGCCCGCCTCGGGGCTGCGTGCGGACGCGGATGCGGCCGATGGACTGCTGCAGGGTGCCGACGATGGAACCGGTGGGCGTGCCGACGTAGGAGACCGCCGGCCGACCGTCAGTCGGGAATCCTCGCAGCCTCATCGGATCACCCCTGGACCTGGACCATGCCCAGTGCGATGGGGTCGCCGCCGCCAGCCTCTCCGTCTGGCAGGAAGACCAGTTGCCACTTCGTGCGGGCGGGGATCAGGTCTGCGTCCTCGGATTCGACCTTGATCGTCGCGAGGGACCCGTCGATGACGAAGTCCCAGAGCGTCTTCGGGCTCGTAGCGAACTCGAAGAAGAGCTGCCCCTCCGGGAAGTCGACTGGCGCTCCGGACGCATCGAGGTTCTCGAACGACCACTTGAAGTCGCGTCCCCGCGTCAGGACGAGCGTGTCAGCTTCGAGCTGGGGTCCGATCACGGACATGGGTTCTGTTCCTTTCAGGTAGTCGGTACCAGTCCCGGAAGGGGGAGCTGCGCCGAGAGGAAAACGCGCTCAACCCCCTCCGGGAGGGCCTGGGGATCAGCCCTGGCGCTGAGCGCCGAGCTGCTTGGCGAACATCTCCGCTACGTCGACCACGACGCCCTCTGCCTGCTGCCGCTCGACTTCGAGCTGCACGCGGCGGCGGTCGCCCTCGCTGACGAGCAGACTGCTGAGCATCTGGTTGGCGGTGGCGAGCACCTGGCCGTTCACCTTCGGGCTCTTCAGCAGCCCGTCGATGAAGTGGAGCGCCAGCCTCGCGTACTGCCAGTCGCTCGGCTCGTAGTAGCGCGACTGCGCGGAGTCCTTCAGAGCTTCATACAGATCACGAACGATGGGATGCGGGTCCTCGAACCCGAGTTCCGGGACCTCGACGGTCCCGATGGCGACCACCTTCTCGGTGGGCACTGCGTCCTTGTTGCGTCGGATGCGCTGATCCGACCTCTTCCGAACTGGGCCTCGTTCGCCCACTTGACACCTCCTGGGTGAGAAGCGGGCTCCCGGCCCGCTGAATCAACGGGAGCCGGGATGGCGTTCGGGCGGTCGCTTCCTCCTGGCTCGTAACTCTCGCTTGCGGGCATGGCCCTCTGCGGATGACTTCTTCCCGTGGCAGCGGCTGCACGCTGCCTGCAGGTTGCTGAGACGGTGATCGTCTCCTCTGCGGATGTGATCCACATCGGTTGCCTTCCCGAGGCAACCGGGTCTGCGAATCTGACACCGGTACCCGGCTGCCCGCAGAACGGGCTGCCGGTAGTTCTCCTCCCAGTCGGCCGGTAGCCGACTGCTGCGGTCTGAGGAGTCCCAACTCAAAATGGACACCCCCTTATAGAGGCAGCCGCCTGTGGTCGGCGGCTGCCGACAGAGAAGACCGAACGACAGTGAGTGAGGTCTTCGACCTCTCCAGAGGGCACCGCTCTGAGGCGGTGCCTCTGTCATATGTCAAGTAAGACCGCCGCCGAAAACGGCGGTCTTTTGGAGAGTGGCCCGCTGTCCGCAGCGGGCTGGTCGGCGCTGGCCGCAGCGCCTCTGACTCCCCCTCCTTTAATGGTTCCCCCTCTTTACCCCCTCACCCGATAATGGGTGAAACTTCGTCAGAAAGTTTCAGCGGCAGTTCTCCCTTGTGATGCAGTTCACTAGTCCTCGAGCGTGACCTGGGCTTTTGTCCCCTGTGACTGCTGGTGCTCCCGTGACCAAAACCTGGAAACCCGTACATGATCGGGCGAACGCA